ATGAGAGAAAATTGGCGACGACCGGTGAAATTAAAACAATGAAAAATAACATTTTACAAAGAATGTTATTTGACAAGGACGAATTAAAATCATATCATAAGTTATTGACAAGTTATAGATATGTAGATGAAATAGATGAATTAAAATATGGAAGTTATATTCGATGGTTTAATATAAAAAAGACAAGTTTAAAATTATTAAATGGCGGGTTTATAATCGATATTACAAATAGAAATGGAGATATTGTTATTCTATGCAAGAATGGTTTAAATAGGTTGTTTAATTTAAAAATGAATGAATCAATTATATTTCAAAAAAATACAAAACAAGAAGAACTTTTAATTAAAATTTTAGACCACATTAGAACTATAGAATGATAGAGTGCGGGCGCTTGCGTCAGTCGCATTCACATAGCGCGGCATCCAAAAATAGGGAATTAAATGGGCGCAACCCGGATAGTGCGATTCATAAATAGAACGGTAATATTTCTGTTCCTTGGTAATTGGCGGATTATATAAAAACGTCTGTTCATCAATAACTAGTCCTTTTACTTTATCTTGAATAATTTCATACCAAGAACGATTAATACCACTTACGCCATCACTGAATGCCTCTTTTTTTCTAAATAAAATTTCATGTGGTAATAAATCTATGTCCATTTTATAAAATACATTACGAATAAAATATTTCTCTTGTTTTTTACCAATTATATGTGCTCTAATATCTTGAGGAATATTTAAATAATAATTAACTAATTCTTTATCAAGAAATGGTGTGCGTGGCTCTAATCCATGGCTGGATATGCTTTTATCACTTCGCAATACATCAAAGCAATGAATGTTGGCTAAAAGCCGCTTACATTCAGTGTCAAACTCTTGACTATTAGGACACGCGTGAAAATACATGTAACCTCCCATGAGTTCATCCGCCCCATCGCCATTTAAAATTACTTTAGCATTACTGTGCTCTTTAATATATTTACCAATATTCCAATTTCCAACACTTGCCCGCACAGTCGTCGTATCATATGATTCGATGTCTTTAATTACTGAGGGTATAGAATTATAAAAATCATCTTCGTCGCATATAATTTCAGTATGTTTACTGCCAATATGCGTAGCAACCTTTTTAGCATATTTCAAATCTTCAGAGTCTTTAAGACCAATGCTATATGTTTCTAATATTTCTTTAGAATAGCGCGCCGTGAGCGCCGCAACTAAACTACTATCAAGGCCGCCCGATAAAAGACACGCAATAGGACGCTCACAAGTAATCACACGTTTTTTTACAGCATTACAAAATAACTCATAAAACTCTTTTATATAATTTGTTTGTGTAATAGGTTGTAGTGTATGGTATTGTTTCATATGAATGCTTTTGCCAATTGTCATAATATGTCCAGGATTAAAATGTGTTATTTTTGACATGGGCAAACATTTCATAGGTTCAAGGTCAGAACAAAAACAATATTTATCACCAATATTATTCATATATAATGGTCGAACGCCAAATGGGTCTCTCGCAATAATAGTAATTTGTTTAATCATATCAACCATTATAAACGCAAACTCACCGTCCAAATAATTAATAAAATCCTCGCCAAACAAATAATACATTGCGAGTATTACCTCACAATCGCTCTGAGTAGTAACATTCAAATTATATTTAGCGATTAATTCCTTATAATTAAAGATTTCTCCATTACATACCAAAATACAATCCCTATAATACATAGGTTGATTAGATTCATCATTTAGACCATTAATAGCCAACCTATGAAATCCCAAATAAGCGCCTCCAATATTAATCAATTTTGAAAACTCTGGCCCTCTTTTAGACCCGCATTTAAAATACTCTTTTGGGTCCTCATTTGAATTTAATAAAGCAAAAATTCCACACATCTATATTAAGATAATTAACGTTTTTAAATTATATTAAGATAATATAATGAATGTTGAGTATGATAATGAATTAAATAAACGCATATATTCACGCATATCTCCATCACAACATTTACCACCTTTATTTGACGTAAGACCTTTATCTACAAAATATACCTTTTTTCAAACAATAGAAGAAAGACCTTATAGTGATATACACCTATTAAAATATAATTATATTACGCCTGAGAATACATTTATACCGGGGAGTCGAGCGCCAATTGATTATTTTATTAATAATGTTGACATAGAATCTAAATTAAGAAATCAATTTATGTCTTTACAAAAATCAAGTCAATCTGTATATGTCCCAGAATTAAATAGTTCCTTATATGAAAACTCGCAAGCATATAAAAAGAACGAATACGCAACAACAACATGTAAAACGAGCGAATTAAATAAAAACTTAGCACCTGACACATTTTATAATTTTACTCGGAATAATTTCCGTAAATAAATTAACTATAACATATATGTATTATGAAATAGTATCAAGAAATAAAAATAATGAAATGAAGAGAGAACAAATAACGGAGAACCGCGAAGAAGTAATTAGAATAGTTAACAGAATGTTAGAAAAGGATTCATATTTAACTTATGAATATTACGATTTATATAAGGAAACTTTTTTTACATTTGCAAAGGACGTAATTGATAAAACAACTATACTTCGAACACCGAGTATTACTGTTGATAATGATGAATTAAATGGAATTGATAAAAATATATTGATAAAACCAAAATCAAAATCAATTATAGAAATAATGAAAAAAATATAATTTAAATGTATATGACAAAAACATTTAAATTATTAAATTGTCATCCAAAAAAAACGCGTAAAAAGAATACATGCTATGATGACAACACTTTATTATTATTAAAAAAAAGATGGAATGAAAATAATAAAATTAAAATACACTCAAAAGACCCTACCAAAATATGGGATGAATTAAAAAAAAATATAAAAGACTGTAATAATGAATTATGTTGGCTAAAAAAAACATTAAAAGCTTCAAATAAAATAATAAAAAAAAACTTTGTTCCAACCGCGCCAGTTAAAGAATGGGCCAAATATAATAATTGGTTAAGTAGCACTGAATTTAATAATGTTATGCGCCAATATATGGAAAAACATTCTAATTTTTTATATTTAGGACCATCGCCCATTGATTTTGATACAAAAGTAAATGGTAAATGCGTGTGGCCAACATTATGTAATTTAAACATAAAAAAGCAAATGAAAAAAGGAATTAATAAAATAGGTATTATATTAAACTTAGATAAACATAACGGAGATGGGACACACTGGGTCTGTATATTTATTGATTTACAAAATAAATACATTTTTTATTTTGAATCTACCGGGTCTACTATTCCAGTAGAAGCAACAGCATTTATGGAGCGTATAAAAAAACAATGCGCTGACTTAAATATAGACATAAAAATTATGGATAATATGAAAATGCGACATCAATACGGATTATCTGAATGCGGCATGTATTGTTTATATTTTATAATATCATTGTTGGAAAATAAGCATACACCGCAACATTTTTTAAAAAACCGAGTTACAGATGATGAAATGAAAAATATTAGGGATATTTATTTTAATAAAATTTAATATAAAAATTAAGCATTTAATTAATTATGGATTCTAATAAAAATAAAGCGGCCTTATGGGAAAAATGTATAAACATGGGTATATTTGAAAATATTCATAAAGATATGATGCCCCGAATACAAAGCACATTTGAAAATGTAATTAGCGGATTTTCGAATAGAAAAGAAAATATTGACATTTTAAACCAAGAATGTATTCATAAAATAAAGGAGGAAATAAGTAAATTAAATACTTTTGAGGAAAAACAAAAAGAATATGATACACTTTTAAATAAAGCACCACCTGCCAAGATTGATTTTAGTGATAAAATAGATGAACCTATACAAAATATAGAATCGTTAGTAGAAAGAACACAAAATAGTCGTCAAGAAATATTTAAACAAATAGATACCAAACCATCATTTAATCAAAGCACGGATTCATTCGCACAAATTATTAAAACACAAAATAATATTTTAATTAAAATTTTAGAGTCTCAACATACGATTTTAAAGCTTTTACAAAATAAAAAATAATATATATATATTATGAAAAAAAAATATATAATAAATAAATGGTTAATTATAATTATTATTTTATTTGTATGTTTTATTGTTATTCCTTTTATTTTTAAATTTAAAGAAGGGCTTAATATGAAACGTGCTAGAAACCAAATTAATGCTAATACAAATAATCAAATAAACATGGCTAGGAATAATATTAATGATAATACAAATATTAGAAATACGGAAGATATACAGAATACAAATGATAAATTTAACGAGGATAAAAAGAATACAAATGATAAATTTAGCGAACTTGAAAAAAAGATAGACAAAAAAACAGATGAAATTAAAGGGTTTGGAGATTTATCTTCAAAAGAAATAATGAGAACATTAACTTCAATGTATGGCAAAGTTGAAGATGTTAGTAAATTAATGGAATCTAGCCCAAATGAGGATATACGAACTATTAAAGATACTGTATTAAGTATACCTGCTTATAATATTACAAATAAAGAAGATGTAGAAACTATAATAAAAAAACAAAATGAAATTAAAAATAATAATGATGAAATAAATAATAAATTAAACACATATAATGAAAAATCAGTAGAATTATTAAATAATATATTAGGAAAATTAGTTGTACAGAATACAGATATTCAAAAAATAAAAACAAAAATAAGGGTTACTGATGAATAAAATAAAAAAAATAAGCATTATATAATAATGAATAAATGGTTAGTTATTATTGTTATTTTATTTATAGCTTTTGTTATTATTCCAATAATTTTAAAATTATTTAAGATGACGGAAGATTTTATTGACCCATTAATTGATAACCAGGGTAATATTATGACACCTGAATATGCGGAAGCTCAAATGAATACAAATTTACACGATATTTATAATGCTGAAATAGATTTAAGCAATAATTTACACAATGTTTATAATATTAATTTAGATTTAAGCAATAATGTTTATAGAAAAAATGATGCTAAAACAGATATAAGTCATAATTTTTATGATACATCGGGCAATAGTTTATTAAATAATATATTGTCAAAATTAACAGGTTTAACTACTAAATTAGATAGTTGTAATATAGATAAAACTGAAACCATAGATTGTATTGCGGATTTTGGAACAAATATAGGGGATGAGTTATGTTGTGACCAACCTGGAATATTAACAGATACAAAATACGTATGCCCTTCAAATTATCCTAAATGTGGTTCAATGGAGTGTGGGACACAATATGGTAAGTGCAGTAAAGCTTAATTATTTAACGAATTTAATTTTAGTTTTACCTTCATACGGATTTGCGTATTTATTGTGAATTAACCATTCGTGAATATTTTGTCCACTATTATTTTGCCCGCTATTAATTTCTACAAGTAGTCGCCCATATTTATCAAATTTTAAACAATGTAGCGTAACAATTTTGTTTAAAATTAATTCTCTTAGTTTATCTCTTACAAATAGGCCTCGCGCCTTTTCAGCTGAGTCATCTGTCCGCAATTCGGGAGTATCAACGTGCGCAATTCGGCAATTCCATTTATAATATTTATCAAATACTTTAAATACAGCCTTTACAGTATCGCCGTCATGGACGTCTACTATTTTTGCTTGAAAATTTAGTCCATCCAGAGAAAATATAGGCGTAGACATGGTGACATTATTTAATTCGTTTTCTACATGATTCGTTTCTGCGTTAATCGTTTCATTAATTGTAGAGCAACACCGCATTACAAGAAAGTTCCATGCGGTTTGAATAGACATTTTGATATATATTATTTATTATATATCAAATCAATTATTTATAATAATATAACTTTATCATCAAGACCAAGCGTGCCAACTTTAACTAATATTATTTCTTTTTTATCATCTAATTGTTTTGCTTTCACACTATCAGTGTATACCTTATAATTATATAGAATATTAGGTGTTTTGGAAGTGTCCACAGCATAAGACAACATTTTACCATTTGTATCAAGCGTCTTTTTAACCAATTCAACCCTTTGTGTAATTGTTTCAAACTTTTTAATAGGGTCTGTTTTATAATCAATGCTGCTCATTTTATTATTTTTCAATTGAGCGAATGGTTTAGATACGCATTTATCTTTATAATTTACGATACAATCAATGGATGCTTCTTTCAATGTATCCAAAAACATAACTGATAATCCGCGCTTTCTCTCCATAATACTAAATAATAATTGGTCGGTAGATAATGAATTATCTTGTGTTTTTAAAGCATTAAACTCTTCCAAATCCATTCCATCTTTAAATTTACTCATATACATATATACCGTAACATTTCTGTATTCATCAGGTAAGTCTGCGTGACTACATATGCGCCGGGCGCGTCCAATTACTTGATTAACGCGGACATGATGCCAATAAGGTTCAAGAATATGAACGAACCGAGTATTTTTTAAATCAATGCCCTCTGCGCCAGATGCAGTAATCATAAATACTTTAATGATTTCACCGTATAAGTTTTTGTCGGTATTTGTAGGGAATAATTCCTTTAATCTTGCTTGTACATTATTTGGCAATGCGTCGTATTTGCTATTATAGATGTTACGGATAATTTCTTTTTGTTCGGGGGTTTCAGTGCCAGTATATAATGAAAATATTTTTTTAGAGTCGATATATCTCTCATTATCATACATACCGTCTAATATAAGAGTATTGCCGCTTGGTGTTTGTTCTACTCTTAATTCTATAAATCCATAAAATTTTAATATAATAGATAAAATACCAATTCCTTCTAACTGTCTAAAATTACTATATACTAAATGACAACCTATATTATCTATATTCATAATGTTTGTTAATACTTGAAGAAATTTAGGGCTTAACTCTTTCAATGAATCTCCTGGTTCTATACCACTTACAAGTTTGGGTATATCACTATTAAAATATAGTTCGGGATTTCGTGTAAACTTTTTTAATGTTCCATCAATTCTCGATTTATATGAATCATCTACTTTTCTCGTTTCTACATCTAATTCATCATACTTACCATCAACATCTTCTAATAATTTCTCATTATCTACTACATCTACGTCTTCTTCTGTTACTATATTATTTGATGGCATTGGACGTGGTATATCAATTGGGAATGAAAAATTACAACATAACCTTGAAAATACACGATAAGTTGAACTGAACTCTTCTTCCTCTTTTTTTTTTGACCTTCTATCTTTCTTTCTCTCATCATTTCTAATTGTAGAATATGCCTTAATTTGGTGTAAACTCATATCAGTATATTCCAAATGTATATCATTATCATTATCGGCTTTAACAATAGCAGGCATTAAATTACTCTTATCACCCAAATAAGATACCATGCCCGCAATTTTACTTTGAAACCATTCCTTATTATTAATTTTTAAATCAGATGTCACAAAATATGTATTAAACTCTTTCGCGTCATCTGGAAATTTATTATATTTAACATATTGCGATTTTTCAACTACAAATGAAGAATTCCCTTTTAATAAATCGAGAACATTTGTTATAAAATCTTCTCTCGATATATAAGTTTCGTCGTAAATAAGTTGACCTGAACCCATTTTTGAGAATCCATATGGGTTTTGTATTACTTTTAATTTATATTGTTTTTGTTCATATTCAAAAGATTCTATAAAGGGTTTATTTAATAACATTTTAAATAATTTTTCATCCGCATCCTTTTTTAATGATTTAATATTTATTTCCAAACAATATGTATACCCACCGATTATATTAAATAATACACCTAATTCACATGGATTATTAATATAAGGGGTTCCCGATAAACATACAACTTTACAATCTTCTGCTTCCAAAATGGCTTCATATATATCAGTAGATACAGTATTTTTTTTATGTAATTTATTTACAATGCGACTTACAAAATTGTGTACTTCGTCAATTATCAATACGCTATGGTCGAATGGATTAATAGTTTTATCTTTTGTATAAGTATTCCATCTTTTTTTATTTATACCATTATAATTAATAAAAGAATATTTATATTTTATTAACAAACTAATCTGTTTATCAATCTGTTCTTTTTCATCTTCTTCTAATGTGCTAAAATTGGGGTCTTTTGTATCATCTACAACCCATAGTCCGCCGATGGTGTGTATATATCTTTCTAATTCAGCGTGATGTTTTACGAAATCTTCTGTTATTTTAATAGATTCATAAAAGTTCAATAATTTTTCTCCTCCACTTGGCAATTCTTTAAATGACCAATAGTTATTTGTTTTAAATAGTTGGTCGCCACAATATTTCATTTGTGTTCTATAATTGGCCTGTAATGAAGCAGGGGTCATTACAAATACCTTGTGTGTGTTTTTCATACCTTCAATAATACTAATAGAGCTACATGTCTTGCCTGAACCTAATCCGTGATATAATAAAAGGCCGCGATAAGGTGTGAAGGAATTTAAATATCGGTTTACAATCATTTGATGTACAAGAGGTGTAAAATCTGCGTCCCCTTTTTTAGTGCAGCTAGAGTCATCTTCTTCAATTTTTAATGAAAGCATTTTTCGTTTTATTTCATCTAAAAATTCAACTCTATTATTCGGAAATAATGCTTGTGGTTTTTCATCCTCAGGAACAGTATTTAAATAACCCTTTATATTTTCTTTATATATCTCATCATCTACTATTTGACTTAAAAATGTATTAGGGGATAATACATTTGATTTAGTCTTTTCCTTTTTAACAAGTTTTTTACGAATTAAACCTTTTAAAATAATGGGTTGATTTAATTTAACGGCTATTTTAATAACTTCTTTTTGATTATAATCAATTTTAGCCAGTTTTAAAAGGACAGATACTTCTTCAATATATTGTTTAGTTAATTCTTCTTTAATAAGTGTGACTAATAATATTTGAGGTAAATCAGGAGGTATTACTAAAAATAAATCTAAACTCATTATATAAATTAAATAAATAAAAATCTTATACTTTATCTATTTGTTTCAATGCTTCGAAACACGCTAATTGTTCTGCCTTCTTTTTAATTTTATGAGTACCAGAAGCAAAAAATATAAAGGTATGATTATTTTTTTTAATATTCTCGAATGTTTTAATTTGTTCAAATGGGATTGCCGTTTCTGGTTTTAATCCATGTATATCTTCTAAACATAAATAAACCCCCATCGTATATCGTAATTCTTCATCATGATTTAAAATAATATATTCAGGCGTTTTTTTAAACTCTTTTTGTATTCTTACTTGAAATATATTTTTAAAATTATCATCATTCTCTAAAATTTCATTCCAGTCTACTAATTTTTCATATATAGACTCGATGAATATTTGACAAATTTGAAATCCCGGTCCTACATTAAAATAATTATTAAATATATGGCTATTATCATCTATTTTAATTTCATTGGCATCTAAAAATAAAGCACCTAAAAATGCTTCAAACAAACATCCCAATTTTTTATAATTGATTCGTATTTTTTTTTCTTCGGCATTCTTTGAAATTATAAACCATTTATTTAAACCCATTTTATATGCTAATTTTCCAATATGGTCATTTTTTACCAAGCAAATCTTTTTTTCAGTCATGAATCCTTCATCCGCATCTGGAAATCTTTTATATAAATATAGTTTGGTTATACATTCCAATACACCATCACCCAAAAATTCAAGTCTTTCATTCGAATATTGTTTTAATTCAATACATTTATAGGGAATTTTTACTAATTTTATTTCAGTTAAATTACTTTTTACATATGACCTGTGAATAAATGACCTTTTAAATAGTTCAATATTATTAATTTTATAGAAAATATTAAATCCTTCTAAGAGTTGTTTAATATTTTCATCGTTAATTTCAGTATTTTTATCATTGTACGGGTTATAATACTCCTCCATTATTTAAATTAGTTATTTAGTATTTAAATATGTTTTTTATATATTATGAGTAACAATAAACCACAATTTAGTATAATATCACTTGATGCGTTTTTAGAAAAATCTGTAATAGTAGATTATGTATATAACAATATTATATTATCCGAATGGGTAGTTAATTCATTATCTTCTAGCTATCATTTAAGTGTTGGTCTTAAGGGAACTACTACATTATTCGATGATGATGTAAGTGACAATAAAGATGTTGTTTTTTTTGTAAATGGTTCATCTTATTTTCATGGAAATTGTAAAATAAATAATGATTTAACTGTATTGGGTAATACTATATTTGAGAATATAATTGTTAATAATTTGAATATTAATAATAATTTAAGTGTATATTCAAACTCATATTTTAATAATGATATATTAATTAAAGGTATTGTAGACATTTCATCAAATTTAATAGTAAGAGATAATGTATTATTATATTCAAATTTAGATGTATCTGATAATACATCTACAAATACATTATATGTAAATAATAACTCATTATTTAATTCAAATGTTAGTATTAATGGTTTAGTAGATATTTCAAATTCTCTTATAGTTAGTGGTCCTGTATCATTTAATTCATCTTTAAGTGTAATTGGTAAATCATTCTTTCATGATAATGTTATAATTGATACTAATGTAAGTAGTCCTAAACTATATATAAATGATATAGCAACTATAAATAATTTAAGTGTATTACAAAACGCATCTATAACTACATTATATGTAAATAATACATCTACAAATAATTTATATGTAGATAATAATTCAACCTTTAATAATAATGTTTATATAAATAACATAGCCGTAATAAATAATTTGAGTGTTCCATTTAATAGTGTATTAAATAATTTAAATGTATCAGGCACTACACATTTAACATCTGCGCATGTAATTGGCAATACAACTTTAAATAATGTCAGTATAAATGGACCCGTTGTATCAAACCTGATAGAAAGTAGAACAAAAATATTTGTAGGAGGATATGGGCTTATGAGTTCTACTTATTCTGAAACTTCATTTGAAGTAAATAAAACAGCATATATAAGCACTTTATACTCAGATAAAATTATATGTAATGATATAAAAGCAGACCTTACAACAAATGAAATTGTAAATACAGGTATTACTAAATTATCAGTTTTAAATAATATAGATATTAGTAATGGCGTTACTAGCCAAATATATGCTGAGTATGTATTTGGAGAGATTGAATCGACCGTATTAACAAATACATATACATATGGAATTTTTTCTCATGGATTATCTACATTTGACACATCATATAATTATGATAGCACATTCGATTTAAGTGCAAATGCTGACAGTATTGGAATACAATATAATGGACCGATTAATATTGGAATGAATACTTCAAATGTATTTAATTTAAATGCTACTACCGGAATTATAAATTATGGTGGAAGTATGAATATAGGACAAAATGTATTATCAGAATTTAATTTAAATGCTTCAGGAATTATGAAATATGATGGAATTATAAATATAGGACAAAATGTATTATCAGAATTTAATTTAAATGCTTCAGGAATTATGAAATATGATGGAATTATAAATATTGGTTCCAATACTGACACATATTTAGATATATGCGCAAACTCATTAACTACTGGAATTACTTATAATGGACCCGTTAATATAAATAGTCAAAATTTAAATATAAATGGAACAGGTATGATTGATTACACCGGAATTATTAATATGAATGGACCTATATATATTGAGTATGATGGAGATATTACATTAGATGTAATTGGAAATACAAAAATAGACGGTAATTTATTATTAGGTGGTAATATTACATCTTATTCAGATATTAAAATTAAAGATAATATTTGTAAATTAACATCTTGTTTAACTAAGATTGAACACATTACAGGTTATTCATTTACGAGAAAGGATTTAGTAGATAAAGATAAAATATATATTGGATTAATCGCGCAAGAAGTAGAACAAACTTTCCCTGATTTAGTTACAGAAACAAATGACATTAAATCTATAAATTATCAATCAATGATTGCAGTTTTATTAGAATGTATTAAAGAATTAAAAGAAGATATTAAAGAATTAAAAGAGAAATTTATGAATTAAAAATAAAATAAAATATTAGCGTAATTTATAATGCCATATATTAAGAATATACAATCTATGGTAAATAACGCGGACTCTTGCGGCGGCGGTATGAAAAAGGCAGGACTTGTTTATGGGTCTGACTGGAAAAGAATTGCGGGCAATCATTTAAAATCGAATACGCCTACCAATCTTACATATACAATATATGGAAAGGCAGTAAAGACATGCTGTAAATAAATCAATATAATAACATTATACATATTTTAATAATGAATATCTTAATTGATTCAAGAGAGAAGGATTTAATTAGCATGTTTTCATTATTAAATCCAAATATTAATATTATTACTCAACAACTCGCGCTCGGAGATTCAATAATTGGTGATAAAATTATTATCGAGAGAAAAACATTAACAGATTTAGCAGCTAGTATTAAGGATGGGCGTTATAGAGAACAATCATTTAGGCTTCAAAAATCGTTGGAAGAAGGGTTTAGTGTTATTTATATGATTGAAGGAAATTTAGATTTATATGTAGGAAGTATTACAAAGGAAACTATTGTAAGGACAATGTATAGTTTAACAACTAAAGGGTTTCAAGTATTTTTAACAAAACACGTGAAAGAGACTGCGTATTTTATAATACAAATTGCTGAAAAAATTAAATCAAAAGAAACTAAATCTTCGGGCGTGTATGAAGAAACTGAAGGGATAATTCAAAAGCAAAAAAATACTAATATAACGCGCGATAATATTAGTATTTTTATGTTATGTCAAATACCAGGTATTAGCACTGTTACAGCAACTATATTAATGGATAATTATAAACATATTACACTTTTAATAAAAGCATTGGCAGAAAATCCTGAATGTTTAGAATCATTTGAATATATTAATCTTAAAACAAATAAATCTAAAAAATTAAATAAAAATATAATTAAAAACATTAAGGAATTCCTGTAACACCTATATTTTGATTATCTTTATCATAAGATTCATATTGGTTACAGTTATAAGGAGGCATTTCAAGCGCAGCATCCATAGTTTTTTTTATATTAGCATTATTTTTTACTACGGGCAAATTATGATTCATGCCACCTACATTTAATTCTGTTACAAAACTGGGTCTAATTTCATACATTGGTGCTCCTTGTGCGTCAAATACTTTTTCTAAATGTAAAATGGGACAATGTAATTTATTCGCACGTTGCCATTCAATATATTCTTTATAATCATTTAAACTATTCATTTCAAGAGGATTTACACCTGGAACATGCGCATATTCGGGATTATAAAGTAATATTTTGGCGCCATCTTTAATCATAGTTGTAGGACATTGACCGGCAACAAATCCCTCTTTTGGTATTTTTGCCATAAAAAAAATACCAAGGCACGTAACAGCTATAACAAAAATATAAATAACTATATTCATACTTTTACATTTTGTCATTTTTAATATATGGTTATATTATAAATATGCGCAACAATAAAAAAAGAATTAAGGTAACTAAAATAGAACCAAGCAATACAAAGGAATTTGATGAAAAAATAAAAACTATGAGCGGTGTAGTATTATTTCATCATCCTTCGTGTATTCATTGTATTATGTTAAAACCTAAATGGGAAATGATGAAAAAGAAACTTAAATGCGCAGGAAATATAATGGAAGTAAATGCAGGCGCGCTTGAAAATTCTCAAAGTCCTATTAAGGAACATGTACAAGGATTCCCGATGCTTTTAGGAGTAAAAAATGGAGATATTAAAGAAAAGTTTGCGGATGAAAGGTCAATCGAAAATATGCTAAGATTCGTAACAAAACATATGGACCATTCCACTAATAATTTAACATATAATTATAAACTTAATAAACACCGGAATATTAAAAAAGTAACAAAAAAACGAAAAGCTAAAAATAACAAAACACAACGGCAACAGTAAAAGCAAAGCAACCGTAAAAATTGATTTAAACTTTATTATTTAATAAATAATAAAATGTCGGTTCGTTGTAAACTTATTGATTTTAATGTTACTGAAAAAGACCAGTTTATTATTCAAATGTTTGGAATAAATGAAAATAGAGAAACCTTTTCGATTACTATAAATGATTTTAATCCATTCATTTATATTAAAATTGGTTCTGGATGGAAAAAATCACATTGTGATGATTTTATAGACCATTTAAAGAGTCTTCCCGAATTAGCATTTCAATCAAAAAATATTGTTTCATATGAAATGATTCAAAAGAAGACTTTATATGGATTTGATGGTGGACAATATTATAATTTTATATATATTTCATGTAAAAATATGGGATTTATTCACAAATTAAAAACTTTATATTATGATAAAGAAACGCAGCAAATAAATGAAGGATACCGATATGGTTCAACTTATACGCGTTTATATGAATGTATGGTGCCACCACTTCTTCGTTTCTTTCATATTCAGCAAATAAGCCCTTCTGGTTGGATTAATATTGATACTTATAAAAAAATAAAAATAAAAAATACAACGTGTAATTATGAAATCTTATGTAATTTTAGAGATGTTAAATCAATAGATGATGACGGATTAGTTCCTTATAAAATATGTAGTTTTGATATTGAGGCGAGTAGTAGCCATGGCGATTTTCCTGAATCAATCAAAAATTATAAAAAAGTAGCATATGATATTGTTTATTATATTATAAATAACTCAATTATTAAAGACGATGTTCATAATATATTAAAAGAACTATTATTAAATGTATTTGGATTTAAAAATACTCTTCGCATTGATACATGCTTTTTGAAACATGAATATAGTGAGGAAGATTTTATACTAAATTTTAAAAGTTTGCTCGAAACTAAATTAAATCATTCGAATAAATTGGAGTCTAAATTAAAAGCATATTTTCAAGATGAGGATGATGTTAATGTAGAATTTAAAAGGTCATCGTGTTCTGATATAATATCTCTGCTTGGGTCTAACTCAGAAATGGCAATCCAAACTGTATATTTGCTTGATTTATTAGATAATAATTTCCCCGAATTAAAGGGCGATGAAGTTACATTTATTGGGAGCACTTTTATAAATTATGGCGAAGAAGTCCCCTTTTTAAATCATTGTATTTGTGTGGCAGATACAGCAATGGTTAAAGAAGGACAAGTAATTGAATGTTACAATAATGAAAAGGATATTTTATGCGCATGGACAAAATTAATTCGGGATACAGACCCTGACATCATTATAGGTTATAATATTTTCGGGTTTGATTATAAATTTATGTTTAATAGAGCAAAGGAAAATGATTGCGTTGAATTATTTATGAAATTGGGACGAACAAATGACGTGCCGTTAGAACTACAAGAACAAAATATTATTTTAGCATCAGGCCCGTATGACTTGTATTGGATTCCAATGATCGGACGGCTTCAAATAGATTTATACACCTATATGCGTAAAGATTTCAATTTAAGTTCGTATAAATTGGATTTTGTTGCGTCTACTATGCTTAGCGATTCTGTTAAAAAGTTCATTAATAATGATGCCACATGTATGATTTATACAAAAAATATGAAGGGAATTGAGGTTGATGGATTTGTTCATTTTGAAATATTAAATCATTCATGTGAGTTATATAATGATGGTGAAAAATTCAAAGTATTAGAAATAAATAAAGATGGATTTATAATTAAAGGTAATATTATTTGCGACGAAAGTCTTAATTGGGGTCTTGCTAAGGATGACATTAGCCCGCAAGATATTTTTGAGATGACCAAACAAGGTCCGCAGGAAAAAGGCATTATTGCCAAATATTGTATTCAGGATTGTAATTTAGTCCATCATTTATTTCAAAAAATTGACGTTCTTACAACATTCGTCGAAATGAGTAAATTGTGTAGCATTCCTATTACATTCTTGGTTACAAGAGGACAAGGTATTAAACTTACAAGTTACATGGCTAAAAAATGTAGAGAGAAGGATGTATTGATGCCACTTATATCAAAGGGCGATGAAAATGAGGGATTTGCAGGCGCCTTTGTATTAGACCCAAAATGTAATATATATATGATAGACCCCGTAGCATGTCTTGATTATGGTTCGCTATATCCTTCTGCTATTATTAGCGAAAATTTATGTATGAGTAGTAAAGTGTCATCTATTGAATATGATTTAAAAGGTAATATTAAAAAGATTACGGGACATCGTAATAAAGATGGAACATTTAAATATGCGAATTTGCCGAATTATAAATATGTAGAAAAACGGTTCGATACTTTTAGTTCGGAAGGAAATAATAAGGTCGTTAATGGTTATAAAATAACTGTATGGGCGCAATATCCCGATAATCAAAAAGCAATTTTGCCAGCAATTCTTCAGGAGCTTCTCGCCGCGCGTAAGTCTACAAAAAAACAAATGGAAAAGGAGAAGGACCCATTTAAAAAAAACGTGCTTGATAAGCGACAACTTAGTATTAAAGTTACTGCGAATAGTTTATATGGACAAGCAGGTTCCAAAACGAGCACCTTTTATGATATTGATGTTGCCGCAGCAACGACAGCGACTGGTCGCATTATGCTGATATATGCGAAAGAAGTAATCGAACAAGTTTATAAAAATAAAACAGTAGAAACTAAATATGGAGAGATGCTTACGAACGCGGAATACATTTATGGTGATACAGACTCAGTATTCTTTACATTTAATTTAACTCAAAATGGTAAAAAAATTGACGCACAACAAGCATTAGAAATTACAATTGAAATGGCAAAAGAAGCGGGAATTTTAGCAACTAAATTTCTGAAAAAACCGCATGACTTGGAATATGAAAAAACATTTATGCCCTTTTGTCTATTATCAAAAAAAAGATATGTTGGTATGTTATATGAAGACGATCCTCATAAATGTAAAAGAAAATCAATGGGTATTGTATTAAAGCGGCGCGATAATGCGCCAATAGTAAAAGATATATATGGAGGCATTATCGATATTTTGATGAAAGATAAAGATATCGTAAAATCCATACAGTTTTTAAGGGATAGCTTGGACCAAATTGTAAAAGAAAATGTGCCCATTGAAAAACTAATTATAAGTAAATCAATTCGTTCATTTTATAAAAACCCAAAACAAATCGCGCATAATGTATTAGCAGAAAGAATTGGAATCAGAGACCCAGGAAATAAACCCGCATCAGGCGATCGTATACCATATGTTTATATTCAAACAAATGGTAAAAAATTACAGGGCGACAAAATAGAAACACCGCAATATGTTCATGATAATAAATTAAAAATAGATTATGGTTATTATATTTCAAATCAAATCATGAACCCAATCCTTCAAATATATTCTCTCGTATTATATGATATGGTTGAATTTAAAAGAAGAAAGGGAAGTTTTATACAAGAACTTAAAACATATAAGGATACATTAGAAGAATCTAAATATATTAAAAAGGAACAAGATTTAAAAGAAAAAGAGGTTGAAAAAATATTATTCGAAAGTTATCTTCGGATTCAAACCAATAAAAAAATAAATAATACAATGATTACATCATTCTTTAATTAGTATACCAGTTCATTGCTAAATAATCACTGCTTGCTGGCATATTTGTAGAAGTAAGCATTACTAATGATGGTCCAGCCGCAAATAATGTTTGAACCTCATCATAACTAATTGCGTAACCATAATAACGAAGAGATGATATATAACCTGCCACTCCTCCATCATCTCCAATATATGTATCATAATAATTTTGACGAGGATTATATAATAAATTTTTTCTTTGTTTTAATAAACCATTAATATATATATCAATTGTTTTACCTTGAACTCGTATAGTGCAACATATCCATTTTTGAATAGGTATTTGCGGTATTACTATTGTTTCAATAATTGAATTTTGGCAAATATCAAATGTATTCATGACTACTTTTAATTCGCATGATGTAAGGTTACTTGTATTTGATACAAATAATCCTGGTGATACATTCACAAATTCAGCATCTAAATTACTGTTAAAACTTAAATCAACACCAGCAACTGAACCTCCTTTTGTAAATATTCTGTTATTATAAGTAACATTATTAGGATTATTTACCATAAACCATACATTCCAAGTAAATTCTATTCCTTGATTTGCATCAACCGACCTATAAATTGGAACAGAGTTTGCTACATTTGGATTGGATGAAACAATAGTAAGAATATCGCTTGATACCATTCCATTAATTAAATATGGGTTATAATTTGCCCCAAATATGTTGTTTATAAACCCGATTCCTAATTGCCATATGATTATAAATAATAATAAACATAAAAAAAAACCTACAAATTTGCTTATAGCTGTATTTGCTGTTAAAAATTCTTCAGTCATTGCAGTCCATTTTGTTATTGGGCCTGTAATTTGGTCTGACGCAGCTACATTTGACATTTTTTTTTGAGCTGCTCCAACCCCTTCCTTAGCAACATTTGTAATTTTATTACCAACTTCTTTAATATTTTTTGCTAATTCTTTTGTTTTTTCTATTGCTGAGTTTGCTAAATTTTTAGCTTTCGAAGTTATTGTTTTATTTGGTGAACCATTATTTTTTATTTTATTCATATTCATTTATATAAATAAAATATATTAAATTACATTAAGTAAAACTCTGCTTTTTTATTTTGATTTTCATAAAATATAAATGATGCATTATATTGATTCAAGAAATTACCAAATAAATTACTGCTAAACCCCCCAGAATATATAGTCCATACTTCTTGCGGACTTAAAAATTGAGGATAATAACGCGTGTTTGATAAATAACCCGTAAATCCATTGCCAAAATTAAACGGTGGAGGTAGACCGGCTGATATAATTATAGGAGTATATTGTACACCTATATGTACATATGTATTTACTAATTTTCCATTAATATATGTATCTACTTTTTTAGTATCAAAGCATATTACTAAATTTACCCATTTTTGAATACTTATATCAGGTATAGTAATAGTTACATCAGTTGTGCTTAAACTGTCACTTCCAGTAATAATACCATCTGTATATGTTTTATATTTAATAATAACTGAATTTTCATATGGGTCTAAATAAATATTTGGGCTTAAATTTGTAGAAAGGGATACATCGTTAATATTACTTGCCGTAAGTGCACCATCTGATATTCTATTACATAAATTTTTTGATTTTCCTAATTTATCATTCCAGTCATTAATATACATCCACATTGATATAGAATATGCGTTTCTAGGAGTATACGATGTTATTTGTGTAGAAGTCATCGCATCTTTCGGAGAATCAGACGCTTCACTATATGATTTGAACATGGATAAATTCATAAATATTACAATAAATGTAATTAATACCGCTATTATTAAAACAATTTTAGCACGACCTTCAATTTGATTTGTAAATATAAGATATGCGCCAATTACACCAAATAAAATAAATATAATTGTCGTAAAAGAGGATGTATCCATTATATTAATAAAATATTAAAATGAAGGTTTATTTATATATTTATTACTTATTTCTTTTAATGTGAGCGGAACTTCATAATAATATACATACGCAATTCCACCAATATCATTATTATCTGTTGAACCAATTTTTAATAATTCATTTGATGAAATAGAATAACTAATTGTATTTTTATAATTTCCAACTAAATTACTATTAATAAATAAATCTACTTCTCCGTAAGTATTATTAATTACAATATGGTTCCACCTTTGATATAATATATTACTTGACCTATATAATACAATTTCTTTATTATCAAGATTAGCTTGATTATTAATTTGATTATTAATTATTTCTAATGTCAGTTCATTTGTATCATTGTTAAAATACATTGATGGTCTATTACCGTATTGTATAATTATATCTTTGCCTGTCATACCTTGGATTGGATTTAAATATATCCAAAATGATAAACTATAAATATAATTATTATTACTTAAATCTGTTACAAATGTTTTTGAAAAATTTGAATTATTAATTGTTGCTAAATATAACAAGGCTTTTTCATATAAAGACATTAATGTTTTTTGATTTTCAATAATACTATTTACATATACACCAATATCTCCGCTCGCATCTTGTGTGCCTTTAATAATTTTGTCAATAACAGGGTTTGTCCACATAGCTTGTTGTAAAATATATCTATCATAATTATCTAATTTAAGATGTATTGGAAACGTTTCGTCTGTCATAACACTAGTAAATGCTTCTTTTAAATAAATTGACTTGGTGTATTTATCAGCATATGCGGGAATTATACTTGCGGCTACATCTACTACATTATATGATAAATCATATTTTATAGTGTCTTGTTCTTGTAATCTATAAAGGGCCCTCTCATAAAATGGTTTTGTATTTACTATTAATGCATTAATATCGTTTTTATATAAAGATGCTATATCTGTATTTAAATATTTTGGAGTATCAAGCAATACAATATCACTTGTATTATTTTTAAATTTTAAATAATAAGCCCCCGCATATATAAAGGTTACAAGTATTAAAATAATAAATAATATAAATACTGTTGTCGGGGTATTCTTATAATCTTCTTTTATATAATCAATGGAATCACTGATTAAACATGGTATATAAAAAATTAAATTTTTAATATATTCTAATATAGGTGAAGTTATCTTATTTGCGTACACATTTGTATATGAATTAATTATTGATAATAGAAGTGTTAATATTATAATTGTAAATGTTACTGAAAATTGAGAACTTGCTATAAATAAGGTTGTTGATAAATTATATATAATATAACCTACAATAAATAATGAAGGTATAAGTAATAATACTGTAAAATAATTAAGTGTGTATGTTGTAAATTCAAATGATAAATTATAATATGGTCTGTCATCATTAAATTTTCGAACTGTAAAAAATAAAATATATGAAAATAAAATACTATAAATAAAAATTACAGGAAAATTAACATAATCTAAAATTTTATATGGATTGAAAAAAAAAAGAATATAACCTAAAATAATCATAAATATTAATAAAAATATTAAAAAAAAAGGTAATATTATATCATGATTTTCAGTATATGTATTTATATCTCGTAATAAATTACCTATTATTTTAGGATACTCGCCCCATGTTTTTGCTTTGGTTATATCTGTTATAAATTTATCAAATATAATTTCATTTACCATATTATTTATTTATATTAAATATTCTCTAATGATGTTTTTTTACCATGGCAATTCCTACATAATGCTATTAAATTAGAAATATCATTACTACCACCTTGGTCTAATCTTATTGTATGGTCAACCTCAAACCATGCTGTTAATTTATCCTTACAGTCCCCACATTTCCAATTTTGATTTGAAGCAACAAACTTTTTTTTTGTTTCACTTACACTTCTTTTATGTGTTTTGCTATTTTGAGTTAACCGGTCACTTCCTCTCTCTTCTGATTTATAAGATAATAATGGTGAAATTAAATTCTTTGTTCCTTTATCTATAGGCATAACATTTATACATTGATTTAAAGCATTCATAGTGCTAACCCCTTGCGCCGGGTTTCGTTGAACTACTAAATAAAATCCTAAGCCTACTACTAAAATGCCCGCCATTTTATAATATTTTTTATATGAACTGAATGAATTTAAAATAAAATTATCATAATATGTATTATATGCCAATATTCCAGTAATTATTAAAATAATAAAAGATATACTCATTTATATATATAATAAATAATTATAATAAGAATAATAATAATAAATATGATATGTTTTATCCATTTTTTATATACTCTATTATCTTGATATAATGCCAAATAAAATTTATCCATATATGAATTATAATTTAGATATGGGTTGTGTATTTCAATGTTAAAGTCCCTATATATATAATAACCATAATCCATCATTGTCTCTCTTGTATCATAAAAACTTTCAATAGGATATTTTTTAATTATTTTATAAAGAGTATTTTGTTGGTCAGATGGAATAAAATAAGGGATTGATTCGAATAACGTTTTAATCTTTTTTTTATTAGGTTTGCTTGGACTATAATAATAACAAGAAAAACATATGTAATTAAATAATAAATCCAACTTGGGTATAATCATTAAATATAATATATAAAAAGTTTATAATATTTACATTATGGACCAAAAACTATTATGTAATAATTGTGGAAATTATGGGCATTTATTTTATAATTGTAAAAAGCCTATTACAAGTTTTGGAATAGTATGTTATAGATATACTGATAAATTCGAATATTTATTAGTAAAACGAAAGGATAGTCTCGGTTATGTTGATTTTTTGAGAGGAAAATATAATGAAAATAATAATTTTCAATTGAAAAACATTATTAATGAAATGACCGAAACCGAAAAGTATGACATATTAAATAAACCCTATACTGAATTATGGGACAAATTATGGAATAAGGTTAATGATAGATATGATACAAAAAATGAAGAGAAATATAATTATGTGGTGTGGCATAAAAAAGAATTATTTAATACAAATACAAAATGGACTGAGCCCGAATGGGGATTTCCAAAAGGTCGACGCAATTATAAAGAAAAGGATTTAGAATGTGCGCTGAGAGAGTTTGAAGAAGAAACTGGTTATAATAAAAATAATTTAATCATTATTAAAAATTTAAATCCGTTTGAAGAAATATTTACAGGCTCTAATTTAAAATCATACAAACATAAATATTTTTTAACAAATATAAAAGTAAAGGATTCTTTAAGTGATACTACATTTCAAAAAAGCGAAATTGGTGACATGAAATGGTTTTCATATGAAGAATGTTTAGAAAAAATAAGGGATTATAATATTGAAAAAATACAGATAGTACATTCAATTCATCATTTATTACAAAATTATAACATTTTTTAAATATAATGGAAGTTTATAAAAAATTAAGATTAAAGGAATATAAAAATAAAAAATATTTTGAAGATAACCCTACTTATGCTTTACCTTATCCACATTTAGATGACACCCAATTACAAAAAAAGCTTACACTAAAAAAGGAGTTTAGTTATAAATATGATGGCGAAATCAAAGATGTGTCGAGTCACGCGAATATAATATGTAAGCATGGCGAACATTTTGAATTGTCGCCCCATCAAGAGTTTATAAAACGATTTATATCATATCAAAGTCCGTATAATGGTGTTTTATTATATCACGGATTAGGAAGTGGTAAAACTTGTTCAGCAATAGGCATTACTGAATCCATCAGGAAGTATTCAAAGTATATACATAATTTTAAAAAAATTATAATTATTGCCTCGCCCAATGTTCAAGAAAACTTCAAATTACAGTTATTTGACCCATCTAAGTTAGTTAAAAAAAATAATAATTGGTCTATTCATGGATGTTTAGGTAATTCGCTAATAGAAGAATTAAATGTCTATCAAATAAATAACTTAACTCGCGAAGACATTACACAAAAAATACAACGACTTGTAAATAGTTATTATGAATTTACGGGTTATATTGAATTTGCGAATCGTATTCAAAGATGTATAACTGTCCAAGATGGCGGCGTGAATGAAAAGGTTACACAAAAAAAATTAAAATCAGAATTTGAAGATACTTTAATCGTGATTGACGAAATACATAATATTCGATTAAACTCTGATATTAAAAATGATAAAAAAGTAGCAAAATCATTATATCAGTTGGTTCAATACGTGAAATATTTAAAATTAGTATTTTTGACAGGAACGCCAATGTATAATGACCCTAAAGAAATTATATTTGTTTTAAATATTTTAAATATGAACGACAATAGGTCTATAATAGGAACCCGAGAGATATTTGATGAAAATGATAATTTTATAATGCGAGATGGCGAAGAAATAGGGAAACAATTATTTATTATGAAGGCGAATGGATATATATCCTATGTTCGTGGCGAAAATCCATATTCTTTTCCGTATTTAATTACACCCAGTATGTATAAAGACCCGCATTCAATAAAAGTAATCGGCGGATATCCACGTGTACAGTTTAATACAAAACCAATTACTCAGCCTATTAAATATCTTGATTTATATGTCAACGCATTAGATTCTATACAAGAAGCGGGATATAATTATTTTTTAGAAAAAGTGAGTGAAAAGATAAAAGACCAAGAGGGATTTGAAGAGACTGACTCATTTGGATATGGCATAATTCAATCACCGATTCAAGCGCTTAATATTGTATATCCCGACGAAGATACATTTCTTACAGGAAATATTGGATTAAAAAGCGTAATGAATTATAATGAGAGACAGAACCCACCAAGTAAAAATAATTTTGAATATAAAAGATTAAAAAATATGTTTTCTTATGAAGAAATCGGTAAATATAGTCATAAAATCAAATCTATATTGGACAGGATAATAAATTCAAAAGGAATCATTTTAATATATTCGGGTTATATTGATGGCGGCATTGTCCCAATAGCCCTCGCATTAGAACATATTGGATTTACACGTTATGGCGCAAAATCTAAAACATTGTTTAAAACAAAACCATATAAGGATGGTGATTATGTTCCAATGAAAAAGTTCACATATTCTATTATTTGTGGCGAAAAAACATTAAGCCCTGATAATAATGAAGAGATTGAGGCATTAACACATGATAATATAAATGGTGAAAAAATTAAAGTTGTAATGATTTCGCAGGCAGGAAGTGAAGGAATAGATTTAAAAAATATAAGACAAGTTCATATTTTGGAGCCCTGGTATAATATGAACCGCATTGAACAGATTATAGGCCGAGCAAGGCGAAATTGTAGTCATAAAGAATTACCATTAGAAGATAGAAATGTAGAAGCCTTTTTACACTGTACTTCTTTAAATACAAACGTAGAATCTATGGATATGTATTTATATAGATTATCTGAAAAAAAATCCATTAATATTGGTAATGTTTCGCGCGTGTTAAAATCAATAGCAGTAGATTGTATTTTAAATAAAGAACAACAATTATTCGCACGCATGAATCAAAAATTGAAAATTACATTGAGCGATTCTAAAAAAATTGATTATACTGTAAAAGATGAACCATTTACATCATTATGCGATTATAGCGATAGTTGCGAATATGAATGTATAAATAAAGTATTAGATAAAGATAAACCCGATATATCAACTTATGAATACCAATTTACACAAAGTAATAAAATCCTTGAAAAAATTAAGGCTCTATTTAAATTAAAACACTCTTATAAAAGAGCAGAAATTGATACATTAGTAAAAACAAAAGGTATCCATATAGAAGAAATTGAACGAGCATTACATGATTTAGAGGGTTCTACCGTAGTAGATAAATTTGGTAAAAGGGGGACAATAATACATGTATTAGAATTATATTTTTTTCAACCAATTGAAATAAATGATAAACGTGTATCTATGTATGAAAGAATCGTACCTATACAAGTAAAATCTAAACAATTTGCGTTAGATATAGAACATGAAGAAATTGAAGATGATAATGAAGTGATGGCAATTTTTCGGGATAAATATACACGAGCAACAGAAGAGCATGAACAATTAAAAAATGAAGATGATTGGTATAATTTCTTTAATATAAGTAGTGAATATTTAAAAGGTATAGGGGTAACAGATGAAGAATTAACTGAACATTTAATAGCACATTTATGTGAACAATTAACTTTTCAAGATGAAATAATTTTATTAAATGAAGTATTTAATAAGGATGGAATATTAGAAAATTTAATAAAAAATTATTACGCTAAATTTATTATTCAGTCGGATAAAATGCAAGCTATGTATTTAATAGATGTTCTATTAAAGGATGATAATGAACATATACTAATTTATGATAATTTAAAATGGAGGGAATCTACTTATACTGAGAGAGGGTTTATTGCGACTGGATTTAAAAAAAAGATTGTTATACCTAAGGGGCCATTTTTTAAGATTATAGGATTTATGGGGTTACATAAATCATCGAATACATTTGAGTTTAAAATAAGAGATGAAGAAGATACAAAAACAACTGGTTCATTGGTTGAACAAAAAACTAAACCTGCTATTATCTCTCTTCTAAATACAACTATTAATAAGGCAGGTGCATTCAATAAAATAAATACTTCATCTAAAAAAAAGAACGAGTTAAGTGTAATCGAAGAATTATTATTAAGGCATTATGATAAAAATAATACAAAAAAGGCAAGATGTTTTTTAAATAAATTAGAGTTTTATTATTTAAATAAAAATTGAGATAGAAAAAACATATTTAAATATATTAGATAATGGCAACTAAAGGTAAAAGTGAAACCAAAGGTAAAACCAAAGGTAAAACCAAAGGTAAAAGCGCAAAGGAAGTGAGTATAGAGATTGCGTCTAATATAATTGCGCCGAATACAATTGCTCCGAATACAATCGTTACAAATTCACAATTACCAGAGACTTATGACATGGAAATATTTAAAATGTTAGACGTTGATACAATTGAAACTTTTATCGAAGACATTTATAAAAATTATACCTATACAACCGAAGATGAAATAAATAGAAAATCAAAAGCTGAAAAAAGAATTAATGAATTAAAGGCTCAATTTGAAGCACGTTTAAATTCATTATATATTGATTATAAAGATACAGGTAAAGATTTTATTAGAGAAAGAGCAGAGGAATTAATTGAATCTTATAAATTACAAATGGAGTCAGTTTTAAAACGTGATATGTTTGTATATAAAATAGCACAAGTCCCAACGCAGGAAGAAGTAATTGAAGCGCGTAAACAAAGTGCGTTATATCCTGTTGCGCCCGCAATAAAAAAAAAGTCTTCCTATGGAGGAAAAGAAAAAATATTAATTGAAAAATTACGACGCGCTGAAAATTACACAAAAGAGATTACTGAATTAGACCAACAAATTGCGGCATTAGATGAATCATATAAACAAATTATATTAGAAGAGACTGAACAAATAAATGATTGGGGTGATAAAAAAATGGCAGCTGTGGTGGACCGTTACAAGTTTAAAAAGGAAGAGGAAGAAAAAATACAGCAATCCAAGGAAATTCAGGGTCAACCAACTGACAAAGAATTACAATTACAATTATTGGAAGAGGCCGAAGGAAGAGAATTACATAGTATTCAACTGGGAAATACTATGGCGATTATAACGATGAAACATAAATATCTTAAAATGGCAACAAATGGTGTTAAACTTGATGTAAACACATTGAATGTTATAAATGAACAAGAACCCGAAGTGGTTGAAGATTCTAAATTATATGTAGTATCATTATTACATCATAAAATAAAAGTTCCATTTAATAAAATAGGTAATAATATGGATGTATATTTTAAAAAATATGCCGAAAAAGAATTGGAAGGCAAATGTCGTAAGGAAGGATATATTCGCCCAAATAGTTCGTCGATTGTAAATTATTCAACTGGTCTTTTAAAAGGTGATTCTGTAATATATGATGTAGTATATTCGGTCGATGCGTGTTTTCCGTATGAAAATATGGAATTGATGTGTAAGATAAAAAATATTACCAAAATAGGAATTCGCGGGATAATTACAGATAAACATAATCCGATTGTATTATTTATCAGTCGAGAGCATAATCCAAATAAAAATTTTGAAGAGTATGAAGAAGGGCAGTCAATTAAAATTCGGGTTATTGGTCACCGGTTTGAATTAAATGATGAGTTTATCAGTGTAATCGGTGAAATACTATAACATGCTGAAATAATATAAACAATTATAATTTATACATTATATATGATATATACATCAAAAAAACTTGAGCAAATGTGTAAAATAATAGATTCTTTTCCAAAGGAAGAACATATTGAAATACTTAAGATAATTAATATGAATAATAATTTGTCTCTCAGTGAAAATAATAATGGAACTTTTATTCATATGGAAGATTTGCCTGAAAATACTTTAAATTTAATACAAGAACGTATTACCTATTTTTTAAAACAACAAAATGATTTTGATGTAATTGAAAATGAAAAAAATGTATTAAAAAATAATATAAATATTACTCACAATAATTAAATAATGCTTAATATAAATGATTATTCTATTTTTTTTATGAAACGCTCATTTGACTTACCCAAATATAAACAAAAAAAACTTAAAAAAAAGGAGGAACCGTATGATTATTTATTTTATGAAATTTACCGTAAAATAAATAATTTAGATTATATAAGTTTTAATACATATAATGAAAAACAAGTTAAGATTAAAATGGCAGAAGAAATAAATAAATTAAAAATAAAAAAGAAGGATTTTATTATTAATAATCTCATGTATGATTTTAATATCAGTTTAATAACATTAAATGCGATATGTATGTTTTATAAAATTAATTTAATTTTTACAAAAGAGCAAATATATATTAAAATGTTTCATAATGACGGACCTATAATAGTAATGGATAATAATTTTAAATTTTTAGATTATAACGAATCCATATATAATACGCATTATGAAATTATTAATTTAGAAAAACCAATGAATTGTGTATCCTATTATAAAGTGGATGACCTAATACAAATCGCTATTAAATTACATTTGAATTATGATAAAATAAAAAAGCAAATTTTATACGATTCTATATATAATAATTTAGTAAAATTAAATATATTTAAAATTGATTAATTAAATACTATATAATAATATATACCAAATGTCGCTAAATGATGCCTTTGTCTTATTTAAACAGGCTATTGCTAAAAAATACAATCCTAGTCAGGAAGTAAAAAGCAAATATGATATACGCCAAAAGAATTCAAGCATCGAGTTTGAAACTCGGTTTGGTCTTAAAAATTCTATTTCTAAAATGGAGTTTGAGAGAGTATTTAATAAATTAATAGCGCATGGATTTGTTAAAGTGTCTGAGCAATATCACTTGAAAATAATAACAGATAACGCAACCCGATTAAGAAGCGAAATTAATGATTTAAGCAGTATACGTGAATACTGTAAAACAAATATATTGCCAGATAATACAGAGCATATTATTAAAGAAAATATTGATAGATATATTGATAATGCCGATTTTAATTTTAGGATTTCTATACAAAAGGAGTATAAATATGATAATGCTGACCCTGATATTGCTGACCTTTATAAAAATTGGAAAAGCATAGAAAAATCATATCGTTATATGACGCGTATTAAATTACAGCATCCTGATAAAAAGGCGCTGTGCGTAGATTTAAGTATTGTAAAATCAGCAAAAACAAAAGATGGCGCATTGCTAAAAGAGCAGGACTTCTCAATGAGTAAATTATTTAGCACGACCGATGAGTATGAGATTGAAATTGAAATTAACGATTTGCGATATTTATTAAAGGACAAAAAATCAATTGAACTCAAATATAATAAATTAAAGGACGACATGAAAGATACAATTAAATATGTTTCAGCTGGTTTTCAATCATCTAATTTCCCAATATCATTAACAGAACAAAATATGGTGTTCCGGGATTATAATAAATTTATCGGTAATAGAGAGAGCGAAGTTATTGACACATCTATGTTTATAGGTCCATCCTCATTAACTCTACAAAAAACAAATTTAATCGATGACCCCGAAAATTTAAATCCGTCTGTATTAAATAACTTTTGCGTGACGGATAAAGCAGATGGTGACAGAAAATTATTAATTATTTCAATGTCGGGGCGGGTTTACTTTATAACAATGAATATGAATATTCAATATACTGGTGCGATTTGTATGGACACAAAAATGTATGGAACCATTATTGACGGCGAACACATTTTATATGATAAAAACAAAAGATATATTAATTTATATGCTGCGTTTGATATTTATTTTATATCTAAGGCAGATGTCCGTAAATTACCATTTATTTCACAATCTGACTGTAGGTATGTAATTTTAACTCAGGCCATGAGTCGTATTAAATTTAAATTTGAGTCTGAAACAGAACAACCCGCATTTGTTGTTAAAAAATTTTACTCTTCTACTAAAACAGAAACCATTTATGATTGTTGTGCCAAGTTATTTAAATCAATTGATGCGCATACATACCCATATGAAACAGATGGTATTATATTTACATCAAACATACTTGGCGTTGGCATGGAAACTAAAGACGATACTATCAAAAATAAAAAATATACATGGAAACACAGCTTTAAATGGAAGCCGCCTGAATTTAATACTATTGATTTCTTGGTAAAGGTTAAACGGATTGGAGGACAAGATGATATTGAATATATTAATGATTCGGGCAATGTTAAACCTCATAAAATATTAAATTTATTTGTTGGATATAATGAAAAAAAGGACGGGCATTTAAATCCGCAGCAATTAATGTTTGAAGGAATTACGTCAAGGGGTGGTGAGGCAACATATGCGCCTGTATTATTTACGCCAACATCGCCCATTGACCCATTAGCTCATATTTGTTATATACCACTTAAAAATGATAGTAGCGGAGAGATGAAAATGTTTACAGAAAATAATGAAGCAATTGATACAGATATTGTTATAGAATTTAAATATGTAAAAAATGAGGATAGGCGTATGTCTTGGGTGCCATTGAGAATTCGTTATGATAAAACAGATGATTATAAAAAAAAGAAATCATTTGGAAATGCGTATCACGTCGCAAATAGTAATTGGCATACAATACATAATCCTGTAACAAAAGAAATGCTTATCGCACCTACAGCTATGGTATTAGACGACGATGATGTATATTATAATGTAGATGAGGGTGGTTCTAAAACAGAACTATTAAAAACATTTCATAATATGGGTGTAAAGCGTCTTATAATAGATACCGTATGTAAACCAGGCACAACTATAATTGATTTTGCCGTAGGTAGAGGCGGGGATTTATATAAATGGAATGCGAATAAAGTTAAGTTTGTATTAGGCATTGATATTTCGAAGGATAATATTCATAATCCTAAGGGCGGTGTTTGCGCAAGATACATTGGACTTAAAAAAAAATGGAGTAATTTAATAGATGCTTTATTTATTCACGGCGATACATCTAAAATAATATTAAATGGTGATTTTGCCATGGACGATGATAAACAAGAAGAAGCCAATAGTAAATTTGTCATCGACCAGGTAATGGGTGTTGGGAAACAAAGCTCAATTCATGGTCCATATATATCGAAATTATTTGGTGTAACTTCCGACTTGTTTGACGTGGGCTCAATACAATTTGCTATTCATTATATGTTTAAGGATTTATTTACTATACATAATTTCTTAAAAAATTGTAGCGATATGATTAAAGTGGGCGGATATTTAATTGGAACCTGCTATGATGGCGAGTCTGTATTTAAAAAATTAGAACCAATACCAAATGGGGAATCAAGCGATTTGTATGTAAAAGAAAAACGTGTTTGGTCTATTAAAAAAAAATATAATAATGAAGAATTTGTAAAAGAAGATTGTTTAGGTTATACCATAGGCGTGTATCAAGATTCGATAAATAAAGAATTTGATGAATATTTAGTTCATTTTCCCTATTTTATAGAAATGATGGGAAATTATGGATTTATGCCGCACTCACCCGTTAAGGATTTAGAACCAATCGCTACATTCGAAAGTATATATAAAAAGGGCGGATATGCTATGTCGCCATTAGAACAACAAATTTCATTCTTAAATAAATATTTCATCTTTAAAAAGGTGCGCTCTGTAGCAACTACTCAAATACATGACCAATTTACTCGTGGTGAAGAGGTTTCTTATAATATAGGCAAGCCTGTAAAATTAAATAAAAAGATTATACTAAAAAAATAGTATAAATGAATATAGTGTAGTTTAATTAGATGAATAGTTATAATATAAATGAAGTAGTAGCTATTATACCAGAATTAAATATTAAAATTGATACGCCATTGTTTTATATTAACGAAACTTTACGTAATTATACACATAATATTAAATTAGAAATTAACCCTATTATTGATGTATGGGATAAAAATAAAAAATATTGTAATCCATATGAGTTTATTAATACAAATTATGACGCATCTACGTCGTGTATATGTTCTTATAAACCTATTTCAAGAGCATTTTTTAAAATGATTGAAATTATAAATCATTATAATTTTTTTTTTGACAAAAATATTAAAAGTTTTCATTTGGCTGAAGGACCGGGCGGATTTATAGAAGCGCTACAATATATACGCAATAATGATTATGATATGTATTATGGTATAACATTAATGGTTGGCAGTAAAGATGTTCCTAAATGGGATAAATCCAACTATTTTTTAAATAAGCATTCAAATGTAATTATAGAGAGAGGCGCAGATAAAACTGGTAATTTATATAATATTGATAACTTACTATATATTCAGCAGCATTATAAACATAGTATGGATTTTATAACAGGCGACGGCGGGTTTGATTTTAGTGTAGATTTTAATAAACAAGAGGAAAGTTCATTAAATCTTATTTTTGCCGAAATTTGTTTTGCTATGGTTTTACAAAAAAAAGGGGGGTCATTTATATTGAAGGTGTTTGATACATTTAGTTCATTATCTATAGAATTGTTATATTTGTTAACTTATTTATATGAATCTGTAAGTATTACTAAACCACTTCCAAGTAGACCAGCAAACTCAGAAAAATATATAATATGTTTAAATTTTAAAATGGTTCCAAATATCAATAAATTGATACAGAATATAATTGAGAATTATCATTTTATTACAACAAATAATATAACATCTATATTAGATATTACTATATCCAATTGTTTTTTAGATAAAATAAAGGAAATAAACTCTATATTTGGGCAATCTCAAATAGAAAATATAATGAATATTATAACTTATATTACTGATAAAAACAAATATGATAAACATGAACAATTTAAAAAAGCATATGTATCTAAATGTATTAAATGGTGTAAAAAAAATAATTTGCCATTAAATGATGTATATTCTTAAACATAACAAGCTTGTTCTAATTTTTTATTTGGATTATATGGGACCTGATTCATTGCGTCCGTTTTCCTTTTAGAAACATAATTTGACGCGACGACTGAGTCAATCGTATTAAAAGTAGCATTATTCCTTTTATACACGACGCATTTTGTTTTAGAATCTTCTGAATTACATATAGTTGAATTATATAAATTTTGAGTTTTATCTATTACTTTTCCAACCATCATATTTTGTTCATAAGTTTTACATCTCTTTTGTAAATATTGTTTAGTAGATGAGCAATAATTTGGACCATATAATGTAGAACCCGACCGTCTTATATTATGTGATCCTCCTACACACCCTTTTTCTGTATTTATTCCTATACATTTATTGGTAGAGAGAAGTTGGTCATACAATAAATTACATTGTTCTAAATTATCCGTATAAATAGATGTGCTTGGGTTTTCAATGGCCCTAATAGTTATTTTAGTAGAATTAGATTTATAATGCGGCATTAATTGTTTTCGCCAATGTTTAATCGGGGTTGGTTTACCAAATGAACTTGCGACTAATTGAGTATCTATATTAGTAAAGGGTTTGCTATTTACTGGAAAAGCTACTCTATGTTGAGCCCCTCCTTTTCCATAATATGTATAAAGCATTATATAAACATAAAAGAAAATATTATTATTATATAATGGAACAAATATATGATATGACAAAAGCCGACAAAGTATATTTAATATTTTGCGCTATATTATTTGTAGGTATGTTATTTAAAGCAGGTGAAAAATTGAAGTAATTATTTTAATAAATTTACCTTACCGTCTTCTTCGGTCATAGCAGCATACCTTACTGCTTCAAAGTCTTGACACTTTGGGGGTATTTGTTCAATATAATGAGTGCATAACCGTATATCGATACCTTTTCTTTTCATAATTCTTTGAAATAAACCATCCTCACTAACTTGGTCTAAATCACTATTTATTATATTATTATTTATTACAGTAGCATTAAGTGGTTTTATTTGAGCACCACCTTTTATTTTAAGTGTTCCTCCACGTTGAGGGTACGCAATTACTACATTATTTTTTTCATTATTTTTTTCATTAACTGGTTCAGCAATCACAAATTTTTTTCTTTCTTCTTCCATTTCTTTAATAATTTTAACTCTTTCTAAATTAATTTCACGATGAATATCGTTTAATATATACAGTATCAAATATGAGTAATCATCGTATGGGTTTTCATCTTCCATTTTTAGTTTTTCTTCATTTGGAATTTTAAATCCTTCTCTTATTTGTTTTTTCATTTCATAAACATCATTAATTTGCATAACCGTTTTATTATTATAAAACTTAGTAAATTGTTCGTTATTATCGAATACTTTTGGAATATGCTTTCTATTTTTATTATAGGATGAATTAAATAATTCAACCCTCTCATCAATATGATGTGTAACCTCACAAATTTCTTGGGTACTTTTACTCTCTCTTAAATATGAATAATTTAATATTATATTTTTATCAAAAAATCTATAAATTAAACAACGAGCATGACTATAATTTAATGTTCCAATTGTATTTTCATTTTGTTTATCATAAAATGCTTCAAACTGTTGTTTATATTTATTTTTTTGTATATGTGTAGCATGATAAATTTTATTAAAAAGAATTTTATTTATATATATTGTAGCATAAGAGTTTTTTATAAATTTATATACTGGTACTGGTAAAAAATTAAAAATGGATAATTTTTTAGTAATTGTACCTGCTGTATCTATAACTTCTTTAGGTGTAACTTCTTTAGTTTGGTTAGAGTTTAAAATACGGACTTTCGGTGCAAGTTCTAAATTTTGTTTGCTGTAACCTACTGATGTTTTTGGCACAATACTCTCATATGTTGGCGGTGGGGGTATTTTTTCAGTCTTCGCTGGGGTTGAACCCGGGAAAGGTGGCCTGTTTATAATCAGAACAGGCGATACTATAGGAACAAGTGGCACCTTCTTACGAAATAAACTCATCCCGCCAATCTTTTTCGTATGTCTGTTTCTTTTTTGCCTTGTTTTTCTTTTTTTATGTGTCATATTATATTATGATATAAAAATCAACGGCGTACTCTCATTAAAGCACTATATGCACCATTATGGTCATTTCCTCCAAAACTGATATCCTTATAATTTTGATTTAAACTGGATAAATTTTTAAATCTGGTAAATAATGAACTATCATTTACATATTTGCTATTTCCAGATTCTAATGGTATTTGTCGCGGAGTATATCCAAGCGTAGATATATTACACGATTCATAACCAACGGAGTCTTGGTTTAAACGAATATGTATATTTACATCGCCAACTTGATTACAACCACCACAAGATTGATATTTACGACCTAATGGGTCTCCTAAATTTTGTGATGCTCTAAATGGACCCGCCATTGATTTACATACTGTAGTTCCATTAACCTTAACTACGTTTGATTTAAATGCCTTTCTAAGTATTTTCCGTCTTAACGCAACATCACCGCCAACCATAGTAGAACCAAACCCAACTAATGGAGTAGACATTATAGTATACAAATATATATAAATTTAAATATAAAATACTAAATAAAAATATATTTAACATTTCTTTTATATATTATGTCATAATTCGCGGCACAACATTCATGGAAATTAATTCTTGAAATAATAATTTACAGCTAAATGGTATTTCAACATATGAGAATTCTGTTTTGTTATCACATACATTACACAAGTGAATATGCTTTTCATTATTATAAATTGCTATGAGTCCGCATGATTTACAAACATGAACTCCATATTTATCAGATACATCATAAATTCGTTCACGTGTAAATCTTGATGCGCCATGTGAAATCATACAATCACGTTCCATTTCACCGAAACGAAGACCACCAGCCCGACTGCGCCCTTCTGCCGGTTGACGCGTAAGATTTACCATTGGACCAATACATCTGGTATGCTGCTTGTCATTAACCATGTGTTTAAGCCGCTGATAATATACAGGACCAATAAATATATTTGTTTCGATTTGTTCGCCCGTTTTACCATCATATAACAATTCATTTCCTTTCGATTCATAATTATGCTTTTGTAATTCCTTAAATATAGTTTTCATATCTAATTCGCCAAAACTGGTTCCATCCCCAAACAATCCAAGTTCAAGAAGTAATTTTCCAAGCAATGTTTCTTTTAATTGGGCAATTGTCATTCGCGATGGAATCGCGTGCGGATTAATAATAAGGTCCGGCCTTAGACCATCCTTTGTAAACGGCATATCCTCTTCGCTAATAATATTTCCAATAGTTCCTTTTTGTCCGTGCCTGCTACTAAATTTATCGCCAATATTCGGTTTTCTTAAAGTGCGAAATCTTTCTTTACAAAAATTATACCCATCGCCGTTGCGATTAATACATACATCATCTACATAGGTTTCTTCATCGGTTCGATAAATTTTGCTTTCATCACTATACTTGATTAATTTAGAATTATCATTTTTATTTTCGCGAATCACAACCACTTTCGCTATAATAATATCTTTATCTTCAACGAGTGCGTTTTTATCCATTACTCCTGACTTATTAATTTTATCATAGTTTCCAAATTTCATATTTTTAGTTGTCATCTTATTTGGTTTCATTCTAATTTCTTCTTCGCCATTTACCTTTTTATCCTCGTCCTTTTCTGTATGATAAATAGTCGCGTGAAATAATCCTCTATTAATACTTCCTTGATTAAATAAAATACTGTCTTCTTGATTAAATCCACTATGAGTCATAATGGCAACAATAACTTGATTTCCCGACGGTAATTTATTCAATTGTAACATATTCATAATGCGGGTTTCTACTAATGGCCGCATTGTATAATTTAAAACATATGCCGTCTTATCAAATCGTTTATGAAAGTTAGATACATATATTCCAATTGCTTGTTTTCCCATTGCGCATTGATACGTATTACGCGGGGATTGATTATGCTCAGGGAATGGAATACAAGATGCTAATACTCCAAAAATTGTGCTGGGATGTATTTCGCAATGAGTATACGAATATGTCCTATCCATATATTTTGGCTTTGTAGCAATCATAGAATATAATTGTTCTTCGGGGTCAACATACTCAATCACCGATTCATCTATTTTTAAATTAATAAGTAAGTCTTCCCAAGATAAAGTCTTTTGTTGAATAGATTTTATAATTTCGTGAGTAATTGATAAATGATTATTTTTTACTTTAAATAGAGGTCGTAGCAATCGGCCGCATTCATTTGTGACGCAAATTTCTTTTAGTTTATAATTAAATACAATTGATGTATAAATGCTAATAATTCCTTTATATTTTTTATTCTTTAAATCTTTAAATACTTCAATTGGGTTATCTGTCACACCAACCCACCGACCATTTACTATCACTTTTACTTTATCATATAGGTTTCCATTTTCAAGAGTTTGAATGTGACGACTAAGACAATCGTAAATAGATGTGCTATCCGAATATCCCGACACAATTGTTAAATAACTCAGATTTTTTACAACCCCAACTGATTGACCTTCCGGAGTCTCCGCAGGACAAAGAAAACCCCATGAAGTTCCATGTAATTTACGAGGTTCAATTAATTTTCCACTTTTATCAATGGGAGTATTAATTCGCCTGAGATGGCTTAGAGTCGAAACATAGGTCAAACGGTTCAATACTTGCGCCACTCCCACTTTATTTGAATTGAGGTGTTTGATTCCAAAATCACCCGTAGATAAAGCGCGTTTTAATCCATTTTCAATAGTGGATGATTTTACAATTTTATAAATATTAGTTAATGTAATAATATTTGTATAATCTTCACTGGATTTCCATGACCCATTGTTAATCTCTCGTATAACTTGCTTTTGAATATCCTTTACAACCTTATTAAAGTAATTCCTAAATAAATTATTAAGAAGAGTCCCTGTAAGCTCAATCCTTTTATTTTGATATGCGTCCCTATCATCGCTTGGAAACTGTCCAAGTGCGGATTTAATAATTTTGTAAGTCATGTATCCCAACAAATAAATACGCTCTATTTGTAATTTACAATTTGGGAACAAATCGTTTGTTAACACGTCAATGGCAAATTCGCGTTTCTTTTTCTGACCTTCATCCTTATCCATATTAATCGGCGTATAAATAACTGAACCTGTAATATATTTAATACTCTCTTCTTGGTCAATATATTCACTTGCTTGTGAAATAGATGCTTTCAAATAATTAATAACATCAATATTATCTTCCTTAGTAATATCCAAACAAATAACATTACATATTTCCTTATCGCTTTTAAGACCTAATGCGCGAAATAGAATAAATAGCGGAATGGGTCGTTTTAATCGCGGAAGTTGAACTAAAATTTCATTACCATATGTGTTTAATTTAGATGAAATCATCATATAAATTTGTTTAGGTGAAATACATTTCCAATCAGGCACCGCCCTCATTTCAGCGCTCCATAACCACTTATGGTTTGGTTTTTGTTTATAACAAAATATTTTATTATCTGCCGGTTTTTCTTGTCCAAGACAAGTTTTTTCTGAACCATTAATAATAAAATATCCTCCTGGGTCCATACTACACTCTTCAATTTTATCTGGGTGAATATGACCATATTGGTTTAAAATACAAATACATGATTTAAGCATAATTGGGATTTTACCAAATTGAATTTTAGACAATTTTACGTGTTTAGTTTCTTCCTTTTCTAAACTATCGCCAGTCCTAATAATATATTGAATGTTTAAGTCCAACGTAAAATTAGATGTATAAGTAAAATTGCGTAGACGAGCATTATTCGGAAACATCAATTTAGTCGCTCCATTATTTTCGTGAATTTCGGGACGATATATACACAAATTATCAAAGTTAATAATAATTTCTAAACGATATGTTTTAAACTCCTTTATATAATCCTGACTTGACCTAATTACAAGTGGATTAAACATCTCAACCGTTTTCTTTATCTGATTCTTAATAAAATCATTGTAAGATTCTATTTGATGCTTTACCAATTGGTGTAAATGTTTATTTTCAAAATAAGATTCAATAACAGTCCAACAATCTTTAGCGTTGTACTCTTGGTCTTGACGATCCATTTGTTACAAATATATATTGTTATTTTTTTAATTCAATTTTATATGTTAAAGATTATTATTTTTTTTGTATTTGTCTGTATATGAGTAAACTTAGGACGATTTCAATCGACCCTCAATTTTTGAGTATATCTAAAAAAAAACATACTGTTAAAAATAATATGCCTTTAAGTGAAGTTAAATTAAATTCTAATAATATTAGAGAATTATTATTAGAAAAGTTGAGGCAACATAAAAAAAATAAAAAAAGTCAAAAATCGCCAATGGTTCAATTAAATTCTATGGAAGAACATGTAAAAATGGAAGAAAATAAATTAGAACACTCTTTAACTGTAAATAAAAAAGTAGAATCTATAATTCCTGAAATAAATAATGAAATAAATAATGAAATAAAAAAAATAGAAGATACGCTTATAACACCGACAGGAAACGATAAACCTTATGGTAATTTAAAAAATGGATTAAAACCTACATTTAAAACGTGGAATCAACCAAATGTTCCAACGAGTAATGTTTTTCCATCTGTCAATGAATCCATGCCAGAAGAAATAACTCCCACAATTGAAGAAATAGAAGTTAAAAAAACATTTCAACTTGGACGTAATAAAAAAGCGCGCACTGTAAGTGTATTAATTAAAAATAATTCTACACGTAAAAAGATAGAAGGTGAAAAAATTAATTATAAAAAAACAAATTTATCAACGATTAAAAATTATTTAAAAAAACAACAATTAATTAAGTTTGGCTCAACAGCTCCTAATCAATTATTGAGAGATATGTATGAAAACACCAAATTATGTTGTGAAATTATTAATGAAAATCCACAGGTAATCGTTCATAATTTTAAAGAAGAGTAATTCTACAACACGGGCAAGTTCGATGACGATTTAACCACCGAATTAATGAATTGCGTTTGAATGTATGCCTACACGCATTTATCATAATTACATTATCAGTCGGCGTAAATACATCATGTGTAATAGGGCAAGTTGTATTTATCGAATTTAATATGGTTCCGTATGGTCCACTTGTTATAAGATGGGCTACATTTGAAATATCAAATACAGTATTAGAAATATCGATTGTTCGTCGAGGCGCCAAAAGATTTATAAGCTGAACATCTATTTCAACACTTCCCTGACTACGTATATTTTCTTCGTGTAATTCCATAAGTGATAACATCCGCGAAATATTTTCACTACTTCTCATCAGCAAATTCTCTCTATGTTCCATTTTTATATATTATAATAATTTTGTTTATATGTTAAAAGAGATTAAAGTTATTTATTTTAACTTTTTAATGGATAAGCCAGGATTAGGATTAGGTTATTCTGGATTATCTAATTTGGGAAATACGTGTTATTTAAATTCTACATTACAAATATTATCAAATATACCTGAACTCAATAATTATTTAAATAAAACGCAAAAATATAATGAGTGTATAGATAAATTATTAACGATTGAATGGCTCTCTCTTTATAATATGATGTGGTCTACAAATTGTGTAATATCTCCGAATCGTTTTGTTCATTTTGTCCAAGAGATTTCACTTAAAAAAGAGTCGCTCTTTAGTGGTAATGACCAAAACGATGCGGTTGAATATTTTTATTTTGTAATAGACTGTATACATAACTCTCTAAATAATACGGATAATATAAATTTAAAGAAGACCCAATGTTCTATAATAGATAAAGCAATTGATTTATATGAATCTAATAACAAGTCAATTATTCATACTTTATTTTCATCATTTATCATGCTAAATTATACAAATCAAGATACATTAAATATTGAATTTAATAAAGTTGAACCCAGTTTTACTATTGAAATTAGCATACCAGTTACAAATGAAATCATTACAGTTGAAACATGCATAGATTATACATTTAAACCTGAAAATATGCCTGACCCATGGTTTGATGATAAAACTAAAACTCATAAAAAATTAATAAAAAATACAAAAATATGTTATCTTCCTAAAATATTAGTAATTCATTTAAAAAGATGGAATCATAAATTAAATAAAAATAAACAAATTGTTCACTATCATAATACATTAAATTTATATCCATATACAATAAATATAGATGAAGATAATTGCAAGTATGAATTGTTTGGAATAATAAATCATCAAGGTAATGTATTAGGAGGGCATTATTATACATATATAAAAAAAAATGTTTGGGTATGTTTTAATGATGCATCTGTTGCGAATATAAATAATATAATAAATGCTGATAATTATTGTTTGTTTTATAGAAAAATAAAATAAACATTCAATATAAATGTCGTCTGTTACTGTCGATGAAGACAGCCAAATACCATCTTATGATTCATTTAATATGTTAGGAAATAATAAATTGCCCTTTATTATTTTATTAATTGTTGTTATTTTTATTTATATATTCTTATTTAGTTTTTTAAATAATATTTCAGTAGATAATGAAAATACTAAATGGTGGATATTACTATTAGAAATAATATTGATTGTAGTTTTAATAATTGTAGTGGCATTAAATATTGATTCTTTTACAGAATATAATTTTATTGCAGAAATTAAAAACTTATTTACAAGTAAATTGACAGAAATTAATGTGACGGTAGATAAAGATAGTGATAAAACAACTGAATGTACTAATACAGACGCAAGCAGTGGTGAAGTATTTAATATACCGCATAATACATATACATATGACCAGGCAAAAGAGGTATGTAGCGAATTAAATGCGCGATTAGCAACTTATAATGAAGTTGAAACCGCATATAACGCAGGTGGTAATTGGTGTAGTTATGGATGGTCTGACGAACAAATGGCACTATTTCCTACACAAAAAGATGTATATAATAAGTTAAAAGCAATACCAGGGCATGCGCATGATTGTGGAAGACCTGGTGTAAATGGTGGATACATTGATAATAAATATTTTAAATTTGGTGTAAATTGTTATGGTAAAAAACCGTATATTACTGAAAAAAATAAAAATTTTATGGATAATTATAGTTATTCACCATCATTAACAGACGCAAGTTATAATGATATAAGTAATAATGAAACATCTATACTTAATATTTTAATAGCACCATTCAATAAATCAAAATGGAGTTATGAATAATTAATATTTTTTTTTAGTATTTTTATTTTTAATTCTTTTAGTTTTAGTAGTTCGTTTTGGTTTAAATTTTTTATATTCATATTCAAAGTTTGATATGCGTTTTATATATTTATTTTTTTCTGGTGAGGATGGTTTAACATAAAGGCCAAGTGGAATTAACATATTATATAATATAATATATAATATGTTATGAGTTTTGCGTCATAAATAATATTTATTATTAATATTTAAATATAAATGAATATTTTAGAAAATTATGATATAGAAAAAATAAAGATTAGCGAACCTTATAATATAGATGATGACAATTATTTCTGTAAATTTAGTTATAATAATATGCCATTTGTAATTAAAACAAATAAAATATGTTATTTAAAACCTCTCCAAAAAAATTCAAATAATTATGTTAATATTTCTTTAACAAGTCCTGATTATTTATTATGGTTTGAAAACTTTTATAAAGAATGTATTCAATTAATATTTAAAAAATCAGATGATTGGTTTGAAGAAAAACTTAGTTTTTCAGATATTGAATTTTCATTTATAAATCCACTTAAAAGCAATATTAAAGATGCGTGTTTTGATATTCAGTGTATTACAGATGAAAATAGACTTCATATAGTAGATTCAAATAATAATGTTCTTAATTTAGATAATATTATAGAATCAAAAGTAATACCAACTTTTCATATTAAAGGTGTAAAATTTAATAGTAAACATTTTTTATTTGAAATTGAATTAAATAATTTATATATTATTTTAGAGGATAATTTAGAAGAATCCGTAATTGAAAAAGAAGATGAACATATCACGAATAATGAGTCAAAAGATGAAACTAATCCAATAATTGAACCAAATGTCGAATCTACTACAATTGTCGAAACTAATACAATTGTTAACAATATAAAAATAGATGATTTAAATGAATATAATATTCCAACTGATAATTTAGAAAACCTTAATATAAATATAGATACCAATGAATTTTATAAAGTATATGAAATAGTAAATAATAGAATTAAGGAAGATACTATTAAACATTTAAGAGATATTTTTATTCAACAAAAAATAAGAAATGATATTGATTTAAATGAAATGATTGATGACGAAGATGAAAATTAGCATTTTAATATTTTTTTTTTATAATATAAGTTTATATAATGAAATTGGCAATGTTTGGTTCAAAGGGACAGAACGATATTTTTAATATAATTCTTGTTCTTGGATTAATTATTGTAATTGCTGTATTAGTTAGATATAACACAAACAAATCCGGAATGTTAGATAGCATGGCTGAGCAAAAAAAAAATGAAGATACTATAAATAATCAAGTAGGTATTGAAATTGTTGGGGCATCAGCATCAGACAATAAAAATAATTTTATGCCTGTATCCGGAATGGCAACACAGACACCTCAAAATAGCTGTAATGCTCAACCCGCATTAAATCCTAGTGAATTATTGCCGAATGATACAAATAGTGAGTGGGCGAATATCAACCCTGCTTCTAATGACCTTAAAAACTTAAATTTACTTAACCCTCAGCAAGTAATTGGCATTAATACAGTAGGAAGTTCATTAAGAAATGCTAATTTACAAGTTAGATCTGAACCTGCTATACCAAAGGCAAATGTAGGTCCATGGAACGCATCTACTATTGAGACGGATACTTTCCGTCGGCCGCTAGAAATTGGTGGCTGTGATTAAAATAATTATATAATTTATAATGAATAAAGATGATATTTTGGGGTATATTATGATAATATTTATTATTATTATTTCATATAAATTATATATTGATTCTGATTATTTTCAATTAAAATGTATTGTATCTACTGTAGATGGGGATAAATATTGTGTAAGAGAGAGAACAAACTTACAAGAAGCTTCTGATTTATTAGCAAATATTACTGTGAAAATGAAAAAATTAGTAGAGTTTGTTGATAAAAAATATCCTGATAAACCAAATATTAGGAGACTTGTTAAAAAGTTTAATCCAAATAAAATTATGGAAACATTGCCAACCAGTGAATATACAGCATATAGTGAAAATAAAGGAAAAAAAATAGCATTTTGTTTAAATAAAGAAAAACATAATAATAATAATTTAATTGACGAGAATACATTAATGTTTGTAGCCATACATGAAATGAGCCACATAGCAACAGAAAGTATTGGGCACAATAAAGAGTTTTGGGATAACTTTAAGTTTTTATTGAAAGAAGCAAAAGAGGCAGGGATATATAATGTAGTAGATTATAGCTCACATAATGAAGAATATTGTGGTATGACAATCACAGACAGTCCTTATTTTGATTAAAAGGTTTAATTAAAAAGTATATAAATAATATATACCTTTTATCTATATGAATTTAACATTTTCAATATTAATAAATAATAAAGTAGAAAAAACATATGAAATTCCAAATATATATAGTGATGATACAATTGAAAATATAAAATTTAAATTATCAAATGAAATAGATAATAAAAATATCAAACAATATTATTTTTTTTATAAAAGAAAAAAATTAATAAATCCATATGATTTATATAATCAATTATCTGAGAATGATACTATTTTAATTGATAAAAAAAAGTTTACAATATTTTGTATTAACCATAATATAAAAGTAATAGAAGATAAACCTTATTATACATTAGAGGACATATTATATATTGAGGGAGAGATAATTACAAATGAGCCAATCGGAATTGAAGAAGGAAATTATATTATTAATCCATTTGAAAACATATTTAATTATCAAGATAATGCGTCCACTACATCTAATAAATTATTATTAGATTACCCAGAAATAAATATGATATATGTATGTTTTGCTAAAAATGTATTGGCATACTCAGAAAAACAAAAATTAATAATAGATAATATATTTAATATTTATTACCCTTATTTATTTCAAGAAAAAATATTTACTAACGCACAACTTGTTAATGAATATTTTGATGAATATACTGAATATAATAATATAATTGATTTACAGCATACATTATTTAATAATTCAAAGGATTTACATACGAGCGAAAAAGGGTTACAATCATTATATTTTGTTTTATATACAAAACAGCCATTTGTTTTTCCTATTGATATATTTTTTAAATTATTACAGTCATCTGCTGATTATCCATATATTAAATTAAATCAAGGTCGTAAACAAGAAAATATATTTAGATTATACGCACCATATGTAAGCTTAAATGGAAATAAAGCTCCATATTTTGATAAAACACGATTAAATAGATTTAAAAATATTATTAAAAAAATAGAAGTTATTTCATATGTTATTGAGTTTGATAAATATCAAATAATATTAGAAATTGACACAAATGGTTATATATATTATACTATTACTGATTTAAAAATGGCAACAATTGAAGATATTGAATTAATTATTTTGGATACATTAAACCCATTAATTACTAAATTAATACATTTTTTTGACCCATCTGAAAAAATATTTAATAAATTTATAAAATTACAACATGATTCCATAGATATTATTGATATGAAATATAAATATATGTTTCCAAAAGTAAAAACAAATGTATCCAAGTTTATTAAATGTTTTTCGAGTGTATTTAATTTAATCGAAGAAAAGGAAATTACCAGGTTACGATACAAGCGTGTATCCAGTTTTAATAAATTAGATAGTGAACAGGCATATTTAATTGATTTAATGAATTTACAAATACCTAGGGATAGTATTATACATTCATTCGCAACATCATTTAATGTAACATTAGAAGAGGCAAATAGTAAATTACAAGATATTATATATTTATATGAAACTAAATCAAATGTATCAAACCGTAGAATATTAAAATCTAAAAATAATCCCGGATTTTCTATTGAAATTAGTAAAACTGACAAAAATATAGAGGTTTTAATTAATAATATTACGCACGCAGGATATATTGAACATTTAAATGTATATATAAATATTTTAATATTAATATCCCAACAATCTATTAAAGGTGATGAAATTACTGGATTATGTAAAAATATAAATGAAATTATTGTAAGGGACGTTGATTATATTCCCGAAAATAAAGAAACTGAAGAGGTATTGCCAGTAAATGAAGTATTTAATTTTGATATGAATTTTGGTTCGAATACAATGAATGTATTTACTAAGGAACAACCTGATTATTTAACTAAATTATTAAATAAATCTGTTGAAGAGGAAAGCATTGGCGAAGAAGAAGGAAAAAGTGAAGAGGAAGAAAGTGAACGTTTTAGCAAAGAAGAAGAAGAAGGTGAAGAAGGTGAAGATAAAGAAGGTGAAGAAGAGGAAGAAGGTGAAGAGGAAGAAGGTGAAGAGGAAGAAGGTGAAGAGAAAGAAGGTGAAGAAGAGGAAGAAGGTGAAAGTGTTAGCAAAGAAGGTGAAGATGAAGAAGGTGAAGATGAAGAAGGTGAAGAGGAAGAAGGTGAAGAGGAAGAAGGTGAAAGTATTAGCAAAGAAGGTGAAGAGGAAGAAGGTGAAAGTATTAGCAAAGAAGAAGAAAAAATAGTTCTTAATGAAAGTGAAGTTAACCCAACACCAGAAGATATAAGCGAAGCAAAAGGTATAAGCGAAGCAAAAGGTATAAGCGAAGCAAAAGGTATAAGCGAAGCAAAAGGTATAAGCGAAGCAAATAGTGGATTTTGGAATAAAATTGAGTTTAATAACTCGCCTAAACAAAGAGGAGGCGCGCTAACTGAAGAAAGAACTCATTTTTTTATATATAATACATTAAATCAACGTAAATTAAATAAAATTATGGGGAGGGATATATCTATTAAAGGCGCTGATATAAAAGGATATTTTAGAGCATTTGGGGGAGATATATGCACTATTATTAAAAGAAAGGAGGCGCATTGTAGAGGAATAATTTTTTATGCCACCAATGGTGACATTTTTAAAGTAATGAAGGAATTACATGAATATAAATTAATCGACCTTGTAATATATGACGACCAAGGAAATAAACATGATGGTAAAACATTTATAATGGACAAAATAGAATTAACTTCTATGCCCTCAAATGAATATTTAAAGGAGGTATATAAAACAGTCTCACAAGGTTGGTCTGATATAGAAGGTAAAAACAATTTATATATTTACAATAAGGATTATCAACTGATGGGGTTATTCGATGGAACTAAAATAATAGAACAGTCTAATATAGAAACTACAACTATTAATTTGGGTCATCCAAGTCCATTCTTAAAAAGATTACAAGAGAGAGAGCCAACACTATTTATTAAAGAAGATAGTCAAGCATTCTCTCAGTATAGTAAATTATGTCCATGGAATAGAAGACGGTATCCTATTATATTAACAAAAAAAGAAAAGGATGAAATTGATAGAGTTGCGCCAGGCTCATATCATTCATCTGTTGAATATGGAACAAATCCAGATAAACAATATTATTATATATGCCCTCAATATTGGAATTTAAAAACAAATAAACCAATTCGCAAGGAAGATGTAGACCCTTCAAAAATAATCGATAGTAAGACAACAAACCCCGATTTAAATAAAAAATATATTTTTGAGTTTTCTACACAGGCACATGGCCCGCACTCAGTTCCCTCTTTTTTAGATAAAAAGTCTCACCCAAAAGGGCATTTTATTCCGTGTTGTTTTAAATTAAATAAAAAAGGTGAAATACCACAAGCACAATTAAAAAGAATAGAAGAAGCAGCAAAAATAATGGCAAAAGTAGAAAACAAAGCCACACCACAAAATAGTTCTAATGAAGATACTGAATATATTCAAAATGGATTAAAGTTTCCATTGCCGAATAAACGCCGTGGCGAATTAACTGCATCATTAGAGTCATTTTTTAATTTTAATCATTTAACCTGTTATAGTAATACAAAAACAAAAAAATTCAAATTAAATAAAGCATGTTTATTAAGACGAGGCGTAGAAAATAATAAAGAGCAATCATTTATAGCAGTCCTTGCGTTTATATTTAATAAATCATCAATTATTGAAATGAAACAACATATAGTAGATGCGGTTACAATCGATAATATTCAAGATTTTCATAATGGCAGTTTATCACACACATTTTCTAAAGATAATTATATAGACCAAGATATAACCGCTTATTTAAAAAGCGAATTATATTTAAAAATGGAATCAAATATAGAAGGTTTCAAAAAAATTGCGAATGGTCTTGAAAATTTTCATAAATATTTATTGGACGCAACTGTTGCGATTGATTATACTTATTTATGGGACATAATTTGTAGTGGAATATTAAAAACAAATGGAAAAAGAATTAACATGATAATTTTAAATGAAACTATGGATGATACAACTCAAAACATTAATATTATATGTCCTACTACTAAGCATTCCAGGTTTTTATTCAATTTAAAAAGATTATCAATTATTATTTATAAAAGAGGTGATTATTATGAACCCTTAGTTATTTATAAAGAAGATATAACCATAATTTATCCAGATAAACATTATTTTAAATTAACTGAGGACATACCTTTTATGCAAACCATTTTAGAATCAATTAATAAAAATTTAGGCGAATGTAATGGCGCAATTATTAATAAATATTATACTTTTAAACAAAATATAACATTGATAGAATTAATAAAAGAAATTGAATTATTACCTAATTATTCTGTTAAAACTCAAATAATGGGTTATGATGGAAAAATAATTGCGGTAATTGTTTTATATAAAACAGATGATAAACAACGAACGTTTTATGTTCCTTGCGCACCAAGTAGTAAAGAAGACATGCCATATGAATTAATAAATGATAATCACTGGAAAGATTATGCGGTCACTGTAAAATATTTAAAAAAATTATATATTGATTCAAATGAGCATATTCCCTGCTTGCCTCAATTTCGTGTAATTGATAAAGGACTTATTGTAGGAATTCTTACTATGACAAATCAATTCGTAATGTTAACTAATCCAGAAGAAAATAAATATCACGATGAATTAAAGGATTTGGATGACCACCATTATATTCATTACACAGACAAAGAATATATTAATTATGATTATGTATTATCCTCAGCAAAATTAACTAAGGAGCAAGATGTTATATTTTATTTAAAATTAGAGCAACAATTTTATAATGCTTACTTTAATACATTAAAAGTTGCTATAGGTGACATAAAAAATTTGACAATACGTAAAAAAATAGAGGATGTTATTAAAAGTGATGAGTCATATCCAGAACAAATAATGATGATGAAAGACATAATAAATCCATTATTAAAAATGTTTCAATTTGTAAAGTTTGATAATGATGTATTAAATAATATTATAGATGTAAATTTATGTAAAGGTGAAAAGGCAACTTATTGTACAGATGATAATATATTATTATTACCGATTACAAATTTATTTACAAACGAGAATAACGAAGATGCGTATTTAATTAAATTTATAAATAATTTATTAAGAAATCACAATATACAAACATCTATATTTAAAGAAACTCATAGCACTATCTATTATACAGACCATTATAATTTATCTGAGACAGAAATACTTATTCTTGAGTCGATGCTATTTAATTATATAGATTCATTAGGTGAAATTGTAAAACGAAATAAATATATTGAGTTTCGTGGATTTGAAGATTTAACTCCAAATGAAATATTTCAATTAATTGAATCACAGCCCGTAGAAAAGGAGGGCGTTGATTTAACTTTAAGTTATAATACAAATAGTTCAAAGAATAGTTCAGCGTCAACCAATAGTTCAGCGTCAACCAATAGTTCAGCGAATAGCGCAACATCTAAAAAAAGTGAACATGATTTATTCGGCATTGAACCTGAACAAGAACTTGAACAAATTATTAAACCAGATGAAATTGAACCTAATATTAATACACCTGAAGAAGACGGGTCAAAAGAAGAAGACTGGTCAAAAGAACACTCTGTAAATCTTAACGAAACCCCTGAAAAAATAAAACAACCCAATGTTAAATTGAATAACACACCTGAAGACGAAAGTCCTGACGAAGAAAGCATACAACCGAGTGTAAATCTTAACGAAACCCCTGAACAAGACGGGTCAGAAGAACACTCTAATGTAAGTCTTAACTTAACACCAGAAAGAAGCGAGTCAAAAGGAAAGACCCCTCCTAATGTACGTCTTAACGTAACACCCGAAGAAGAAACCCCGCCAGAAAGAAGCGATTCAAAAGAACATTCTAATGTAAGTCTTAACTTAACACCCGAAGAAGAAAAAGAACCTGAGGAAAGCGAGTCAGAAGAAGAAGGTCAGCCAGAAGAAACCCCAATAAAACAAAAAATAAATGTTATAAAAACAAAAATATTTAGTACGTCTGATTCAGATGAAGAAAGCGAAGATGAAAGCGAAGAGGAAAGCGAAGAGGAAAGCGAAGAAGATGAAATCGAAGATGAAAGCCAAGAAGATGAAAGCGAAGAGGAAATCGAAGAGAAAAGCGAAAATGAATTTGAAGATGAAGAAATCGAAGAGGAGAAATCTTTTAAAAATGAACAATCTATAAATTCCAAAAATAAAGCAATAAATTCATTAAAAAATAGTTGTAAATTAAAAACACTTACTAGCGACTTTTATAAAAAAAGATTAAATGAAGGAAACCATAAATGTATTCATAAAAAACCTATTGAAAAAGATTGGCATCAATATTTTAAAAAACGAACAACTTCACTTATAACATTTGGAATAAAAAATGAAAAAAGTGAAAAAAAACAAAAAGGTGAAATAATATATTTGCCATCTGTTAAATGTAATTATTTTTTACTTTCTTTATTATTAAAAGATTGCGATACAGATAAATATAAAGGTCAATATAATGTAAATTATATGAATGATATTAAAAAGTATTTGATAGATGGTTATCGGAACTTATTGAATGATGCTAACGCACCTCTTATTTTAAAAAAATGGCAAAAATATGGACGAAAGGAAGACACGATAAGTATAATGAAAAGTAGTAGAAAATATATTGAATCATTTGAGTTTCGTATTAATCATCCAATGTATAGGTTATGTATTATAGATTTTGTCATATTTATGGCATACTATAATATACCAATATTATTAGTATATCAAAGTAAAAAAACAGTAACATCAAATGGTATTAAATTATTATATATGATAGATAGCCCTTATTATTATATTATAAAGGTACATAATCAAACTTATGAAATAAATGAACAAATTAAAGAGTATAATATTTTCGAGTTACATTTATGGTCTAATGGTAGACAAAAAGAAAATAGAATAACTACTATACGTTTTTCTAAAAATAAAGATGATGAAATTACACCAAAATTAATGTCAGAAATAGATAAAGAACAAAATTTATATACATTCGCCGAGTATCTTAATAAGCCAGAATTATAATTTAAATATCAATAGAGAATTTATTATCTGCTTCTTTTATTACTGGACCTGATTCCAAATTATGATTAATTTTTAATTGTTCAATCGTACACGATTCACTTACAGGTGTTTCCAGCAATTTAAATATATCATCTTCATCTTGTGTATCAATTACGCTTTCCTTTTTCATATTTTGTATATCCTTCATATTTAAATATACTTGAAATGATGATGTACCATAATACCCTTCTTGACCACACATTACATTTGCAGAAACACCGCGCATTTCATCTAATTCACCATGTCTCGCTGCTTTCAAAAACATTTCAGTAGTTTCCTCAAATGATGCTTTCGCAATCGGTCCGATATCATCATTATTAATTCCATGCCTGAATATAGATACCATGTCTTCATTACACGTCATTCTATCACACAATAGACCAAGATGATGATGATTAATATATCCTCCGTCAAACTCCATGACATCCCGAAATTCATTAAATAAACATTTTCGCGCGGCTTCAATGCCCAATATTTCTTTCATTTCTACAATATTATTTGAATAGGTTCGCGAGGTATCGATATAATCAAGGCCAAGAACATGTTGAAGGTTGGACCCAATCGTATCCAATACACATATATCTCGTTTATCATAATCGCTACTTTCTTCATTATATGACATGTAATTTTGAATTTTACGAAGAACAACTCTGTTAATATTATGTATTCCGCGCAATACAACGTTATTCAATAAATTTTCTTGAAAACTTTTTACCATATAAATTTTATCTTCTTGGTCCAAATTTGTTTGGCTGATTTCTTTTGCGTTATTTGCCATTGTCAAGCGAATCCTAAATATAATTTCTTCATCATTCAAATCATTATAGAAACATGTAATATTATCCTTGTATTCAGTTTTTAAAGCATAATGAATCTCTTCCAATGTAATATTTCGGTCAAATAATACGGATTTATCCAATTTTAATCGCAATATCCATTTATTTTTACATTCTACCTCAGGATTACTTTCTTCAAACGCTGTATCCATAATACCTTGAAATTCTTTATAAATATCCATAAAGGGTCTATCCGAATTTATTAATGTTTTCATATCATCCGGGTCATAATATATTTCAGCAGTTTGAACAATGTCTTTCAAATTAATATGCTCTACTCGGGATATCATTTCAAATGCTTTATCCATATCTGTTTCTTCCTCCTTTTTTAGAAACATCGTAATAGACGGATTTTTTAAATTATCGGTTAGAGATAATAACTCTTCAAGACGAGGGACACCGCGTGTGACGTTAGATTTGCTTACACCAGCATAATGGAACGTATTCAATGTCATTTGTGTTGCCGGTTCGCCAATAGATTGTGCTGAAATTAAACCAACCATTTCGCCAGGATTAACCAATCCAACTTTATACATTAGCATTATCTTTTCAAGTAATATTTCAATCCCTTCGCGATTAAATTTTAATTTATTCAATAAATAACACGGATTAAGGTAGTAATAGTATACAACTTTAAATATATCACATGGATTATACACTTTATCTAACATATCATAATATTTATCTATAATTGAGTATGCTTCTATTGGCGTAATATCAGATAGACTTGATTCAGTAATATTCAGTTGATGCTTAATATTTTGAATAATTCGTTCAATTGATACGGGCAAATATACAGTGCTATCTACTGTGAATTCTACCACCTTTTGAATATATAAATTACGTAGAGCTATCATATGCTTCAACTCATCCCTTACACGTTCTTTTAATTTGGGGGCTTCTTCAGTAAACTTTGCCAGGGCAGATTTGTCATAAACGAGTTTATTTTCTTTCTTTGTATAGTTATAGTTAAAATAATCATATATCTGCGAAACAGTTTTACTGAATAGGTCAAAGTTTACATTTTCTACGTGAATTGTATCAAAGTTTGTCCCACCATAACGAAACTGAATAATTTTATTTTTATTATTACGAACCGTTCTATCATAACAAATTGTAATGTCCTCCAAACCTTTTACTAACCGACGCTGAATATAACCAGTTTGACTTGTTTTAACGGCAGTATCAATCAAACCTACACGACCGCCCTGCGCATGAAAGAATAGTTCTTCCGGCGTCAATCCGCTAATGAAAGAGTTTTCAACGAATCCGCGAGCACTTGGACTGTCGTCAAACTGTTTAAAATGAGGAAGTGTTCGGTTCAAGAAACTATACGGAATACGTTTATTATCTACGTTTTGCTGTCCGAGACACGAAATCATTTGTGAAATATTAAGCGTATTTCCTTTCGAACCACAAGTTACAATTGATACGAATCTATTTTGTTTATTGAGTTGCTCTATACCAATTTTACCCGCTTCTGATGATGCCTTATTTAAAATATTATTTACCTGTGATTCGAAAAACTCATCGTTGGGTCGCCCCGATTTATTTTCAAGAATTCCAAGATGTAATTGGTCGATAATATTCGCGACTTCCTTTTTCTTATCTAAAATGACTTGATTAATACGCGAGGTTGTTTCTTCATTTGAAATTAAATCGCTCATACCAACACTAAATCCGGTCGTTTTCATATATTCAGTGACTATCGATTGAAGATTATCTATGAAATACTGACTCTCAGTTGATGAAAACTCTTGATTAATACGCTGAATTAATCCACGACCGCCGCCAATCGAATCCTTTTCAAGTTGCCCACGTTTCATTACGCCATTTTCAATTTCCAATACACGATTTGATGATTCATATATATCGGTAGTCTTGAATAGATTCGTTTTATATTTAATACTTATAGGTGGCAAAATAGTGCTAATTAAATCAAATGATGTATATGTTTCTTTATCGGTTTTAAATAGAGTTGGGTCAAATCGGTTACATTTCGCCAATAGATTCATTGCTTGCTTACGCGTGAATGTAACATTCTCTCTTGTTAAAAGATAACTACCCAAAAGAGAATCCTGGAATATTCCAATAATGCTTTTATTGTTGGCCGGGCTAATAATTTGATAACGAATTGCTGCCAAATATTTTAATTCCATTTCCGCTTCATCATTTTGCGGCATATGCATATTCATTTCATCACCATCAAAATCGGCATTATATGGTTTAGTATCGGCAACATTCATGCGAAATGTATCGCCCTTCGCCATTACTCGCACTATATGCGCCATCATAGACATTCTGTGAAGAGTTGGCTGACGATTAAACAACACATAATCACCATTCAACATATGACGATGAACCGTATCGCCGACATGAAGTTGAATATTTTCACGGTCAACATATCGCAATGAAATGGACGTTTTATTTGCCTTTTCTAAAATTTTAGCACCTGGATATACATCGGGCCCGTTCTTCACAAGATAAGTCAAATATTTAATATTGGTTTCATTAACAAATACAGGTTTAGTAATATTCATGGCAATTTTCATTGGGACACCCAACTCAGTAATAGATAATTCAGGGTCAGGCGTAATAACAGACCGAGCGCTAAAGTCTACACGCTTACCCATCAAATTGCCGCGAACTCGCCCCGTCTTACCTTTATGGCGCTCGGTAATAGATTTAAGAGCACGCCCCGAACGTTGCTTTACAGGGTCGGCGCCCGGAATCGTATTATCAACCATTGTCGCAACATAGTATTGTAACACTGATGTCCAGTCATCAATAATTTTAGCATTAGTTCCTTTTTGCGCCAATTTATCTTTTAATGTTGAATTATACTTAATAATATTAATAATAATTTGTGTTAAATCATCTTCGCTTCTTTGCTGGGCATCATATTTTACAGAGGGTCGCACGCTTGGCGGCGGAACAGCGAAAACCTGGCAAATCATCCAATCAGGCCGCGACCAAATACTGGAAAACCCCATAAAATCAACCTCTTCATCAGTAATCTTTTTAAAGATTTTAAGAACGATTTCGGGGGTAAGTTTTAGCGTCAAGGGCGGTATTACTTCACCTGTTAATGATTTTCCCGAACTCCATTCTGCGATTAATGTTGCGAAACTTTCTTTTTTAATTTTGTCGGGCTGAAGACATCCGCAGCCATTCTCGCTTTTCTCACCGCATCTTTTAATTTTACTGGAAAGGGCAAATACATTTTCCCATCTATCTACTGGCGCATAGGATAAAATATTTAGATTGTCCTCTTTTTTTAACAACAATCTACTACACTTAATACATACGCATTTTAGAATTTTCATAATAGTAGGAAGATATTGAATATAAAATACGGGTCTCGCTAATTCAATATGTCCAAAGTATCCCGGGCAATCAATGTAATTTTGCCCGTCCGTCGGGCAAATGAGCCCCGGGTCTAAAACTCCCATTCGCGGGTCAAACAACCCACCTATTTTTGGTTTAATACCATTATAGGTTTCTTTATTAGTAATCTCGGCCACAGAGTTTTTACGAATTTCTTCTGGGCTCAATATACTAAATTGGATTCCAATAATTTTTGAGGCTGGTTTTTGATTCATAGACATTCCTTTTAATTTATAGAATATATTTTTATATTCATTCAATTTTTTAATAAATAAATAAAAATGATATGAATATACAAAATGCCTAAAAGAAAACAATCCGATTTTGATATAGATGAATATCATAAATTATTGGCTGACCTTTTCCCGTCTAATTATATTGTACAACAAGCCGACGATAAATATATAACAATTATGAGGGAACAACTCGACTATATATTTAAATATATTGCCCCATCTAAAATTACAAAATTAATTGTATTACATGATTTATTAAATACTTATCCATTAGACTTAAACAAAATCAATGCGGAGTTTAATAAAAGACTTAATATTATTCTTAATTTATTGGATGAACGTATTGGCGAAAATATAGAAACTTATACACATCTTCTCTCTACTAATAATTTTAATGATGAAGAATATTTTAAAAAAATTAAACCTATGGAACAGGAAACTATATTACAACGATTAAAAATATTACAGAGAGATGATATATCAAAACCTTATATTATACAATTATTAGAATCGAACATGCCTGAGCGATATAAACTAATAGGCCTTAATAAAATTACTCAGTTGAGAAATATGGACCCATCTGAAAGTAATAAATTAGTAAATTGGGTAGAAACTTTTTTAAAAATTCCATTTAATACGTCTGCCTATTTGCCAGTAACCATACATGACGGTGTTGATAATTGTCAAAAATATATGGCACATTGCGAGACCATTTTAAATGAGTGTGTATATGGCATGGAAGAGGCAAAGGGCCAAATAATGCAATTAATCGGTAAATGGATAACTAATCCGGAATCAATCGGAACATCTATTGGGTTAAAGGGACCAATGGGAACAGGCAAAACAACGCTTGTTAAACATGGCATTAGTAAAATTTTAAATCGTGAGTTTGCTTTTATTACATTAGGCGGTTCGGTGGATGGTTCTACTTTAAAAGGGCATTCATATACATATGAAGGCAGTAAACCCGGTAAATTGGCAGAAATATTAATTCAATGTAAAACAAACAATCCTGTTATTTTTTTTGACGAACTTGATAAAGTAAGTCAAACGGATAAAGGACAAGAAATATATGGCGTATTAACACATTTGACAGATACTACACAGAATAATCAATTTCAAGATTATTATTTATCAGAAATAGATTTGGATATGAGTAAATGCCTATTTATTTTTAGTTATAATGATGAATCTTTAATTAATCCTATCTTAAAAGATAGAATGTATACGATTGAAATACCAGGTTATAATGTAAATGATAAAATACAAATATGTGAAAAACATCTAATTCCAGCAATTGAAAAAGATATTGGAATTAAACAAAATGACTTTATAATAAGTAACTCTGTATTAAAATATCTTATTGAAAAAACTAAACCGGAAGAAGGCGTCCGTAATTTAAAACGCAATATTGAAACTATATATAATAAATTAAATTTATTTCGTATTTTAAAACATACTACATTATTTAAAGATATAGTCGATGTAGTATTGCCATATACAATTACAGAGAAAACTATTCAATTACTCATTAAAATTTATCAGCCTGTTTTAAATACGTCATTAATGTATATTTAAGACATTATATATTCAATATCAGCTTGCCCAGTAAAATGTGTAAAATAATTTAATTTTATAAAATTATGCACGTATAATTGTTTTAATTCACGTGGTAATAAATTAAAGTTTGGATACATTATTTCTTTCCAAAAATACCATACACGATTATAACGTTCATCTAACCAATAAATTAAATTATTATCTATTAAATAGCTCGATAATAATGATTGGTCGTCTTGGTGATATTTCATATAATTTTTAATATTTTGGTCATATAATTTTAATAAATTATCCGCATGATATTTGGGTTGATAAATAACTAAACCACCATTAATATGGTCATTGTAATTTTTAGTTTCACCCGATAATGCGTACCATTCCTTTCCGTTTTTTTCCCATTTATTTTTTTCTTGTATTTTCTCTCTCCATTCATAATTACCTAAATATTTTCTTTCGTTAATAGCAGCAACTTTCCCTATAGGAATTTCATTAAATGGAAATGGAGGCGCCAATGGATTAATAAATATATCAGAATCAATTGTTACAACAAAATCATACTCTTTATATTTATTAGGTATGAGTAACCTTTGCCAAAAAAACTTCTTTTTATCCATATTTATTTCTGG